CTCCGGGCCGCACACAAGTCGCCCGTTACGACTCTCGAACTCTTTCCCGCAGACAACGCATCGTTTTATATTGTTGTTTGTGATCTGCACACCCGGGCGCAGCTTCGCGAAGAACTCCGGGAACGTGCCGTTATTCTTTGCGATTTCCGCATCTTTGCGGACTTGTGCGGCCTCCTCCGGGCTTGCGAAAATTCCAAGCGTGTAATTCTTGCTGTTATAATTTATTTGCGTAATCCATTTACCAGTGTTTTTGTATGGATACACGTATTTTATTTTACTCATGTGATCTCCCTTTTATAGCCGTACAGCTACACAAAATAATAATAACCCCGTTATGCTCTGTCGTCAATACCTGTTACCAGCTCGATATTTGAAGATTTAAGATGGCTTTATATACTTGCGATAAAATTACCAGAATCACGCTGAAAGCCGTTAAAACGTCAAATAGAAGCCAATACAACTATACATAATTGCCAATGCACATCACACCGGGAAACAAGCCCCGGTGAAGTCCTGGCACAGGTCACGAACCACCGCCGCCCGGAGCGGATGCAGGACACCAGAAAAAGAGCAGCGGTTTTACTGCTCTAAACAGTTTATATTTGTGACCCCGGGCAAGTCCCGGAAGAACTCAGAAAAACCGCCGCCAGTGATATTATATTGACGGTCAGACGTTGGAATTGTGCGACCGCCTTTTATCTCCATGCAGGAAAGTTGTAAATGATCTGCCTTTTTTGTTGACCGGTGTAGCGCGTAGCGCATAACAGACACCGCCCCGGACTGACACCGCACCGGCGGCAAGTCGTACCAGATCAGCGGAACGGAACCGGAAGCGACCGCATCAAATACTTTTCTAGCGTCCTTTTCTGCCGATTCTTTAATTTTGTCAACTTCGGAAAAATCACCGTTTTTTATAGCAGTGCGCATTTGCGCGGACGTTGGTTTTATAATCTTATTCATCATTTTATAGCCCTCCAATATTTAGAAAAACAGGTGGGAAAGCCCCCGCCTGCAATTATTATTCATTAACCAAGATTATATTTTTATATCTTCCGCAAAATCTGCGTTAGGGTTACTTGCTTTTAATTGTTTGAACATATCAAAAGCCTTTTTTCTATCTTTTCCGGTGTATTTTATACATTTTGTCTGTTCTTCGTGACCGTCGTTTAAATTCACATCATAGAAAAATATGTAATAGAATACGTTTTCATGCCAGCGCTGTTGACGCTTTAATACAATTTTCTTTTTAACAGGCGAAGTTTTTACAAAATTATAACGGCGTGTCAATTCTGCCTGATATGCTTTTAACTGCAATATAGTTTCTTGCAGCTCATCTATATCTTTTTGTGAGCGTTCAAAATATCTCAAAATTTCGTTTTCGGTGTGAAGCTGTTCCGGGTGCTGCTCATAAATTCCTATTTTTTTATTGCTTGTATCCTCTCTGTAATATCCATATTGTGAGAATAATTTTTTAAATAAAACGCCTTGTGAATGTTCGCAGGCGCCCAATTTAGGACACCTGCAACAATATTTTACACAATTTTCGTTCATGCAATTTTCACCCCTTTCAAAGCTTCTGACGGGTCAGTTTTAAAAATAAAACTGTGCGTAAATCTGGAATAATAACCGCCAATGTTCTTAATTTGTGCAGATAATTCTTTGTAACTTTCCCTGCTGAGAGTGTCTAACCATTTAACAAGGTAAATCTTTTCGCCGGTTTTTGTGTGCTGGCTTTCCTGTACTGTATACGGTGCGCCAGTTGTGCCGATCTGCTCAGATGTTTCTTTTTCGGCGCTCTCTGTCGGCGCCGGGGCTGTATTCTGTTTTTTGATTCTGGCAGTTTTAGGAACGTATTTGCAATTATCATAATCAACTTTACCGTCGTAAAAATTAACGTCGAAATAGTCAATCATGCCGTCACTGTCGTTATAATTGTATGATGAAACAAAATCATTTACATCATCAATAACACTCTGAAAATACTCTGTAGGCACTCCGTAATATACTTTGTTTTCTTCAAAAACTGTTTTTTCATAGCATTTTAAAAGCTCGTCATCTGTCCAACTGTCAGCGGTAAAAATATCATTGTTATATAATTTTCTCCATACGCCCTGAATTTCATCACTGATGTTTTTATAAGTATGTTCTTTTCCGTCTTTGTCTTTATACGTGCATTCTTGCCAATAATTTTCCTTTAATTCTTCAGCTGTCTTATACATCCTTTCGGGAAATTCCAAAAGGTCAACGCTTAATGACTGGCACATACTCGCGTAATGTGTGCGAATGCTAAATTTACAAGTCGGATATTTTTCTTTTACATATCCTCTGACAATTTTTGCAATTTCTTTCAATGATAAATGACTATCATATCTGGAACCCTCCCAACCGTTATCAGTGTAGAATGTGCGACGGGTTCCGTTGGCTGTCTCTGTCTTTTCTTCTTCTGTCAGACTGTCAGCAGTTGCGGCGCGATCTTTCCAGAGCGGGAATAAAATATCATATTCCACATTAATGTCTTTCATTGTGTCCAAGTCTCCGCCGTTGTCCGGGTGATTCTCTTTCAAAAGTTTCTTATACTGCTCTTTCAAATCTTTGTAGCTTTTTACGTTTTTGAAATATTTGCTCATATTCTCTTACCTCTCTTTTTATTTTTTTGAAGTCCGGCGGTTGCGTTGGGGCTACGGCTTGACCGCCGCCGGAGGAATTAATCTAAATAATTAACTTTAGATATGCTGTATTCTGTTTTTAGTTTCTCAAAAGCGTGTTCCGTAACTATATAATAATTTGTATCGTTTTCCGTTTTATCAAGACGAACCCCGCGCCCTTTTAAACTCAATTTAGTTGTTAAAAACCAGTGGTCACCGTAATAACTCAGACTTGCGTCAATCTGACATTCTGGTTTTTCCTGCCCCATTTCCGGCGTGTACATATACAACCCGGGAGCGGCAACCGGGGCGGCTGTCTGGCTCTCCAATGCCTTTAATTTTTGGCGCCCGATTCTGCGAAGCGTAAGCAGTTCGGACTGTGTTATTTTATTTTGTTTTGCTAATTCTTCAGCGGTTCCAAGGTAAAACTCTGTAGTTTTTACAGTTCCAGAAACCTCGAAGAACTGTTTTAAATTTATGAACCCGGTTGACTCCTGAACCGGGAAAGGGATGATTTTACACATTGATTTTTCTCCTTTTCTGTGATATTCTGTTTTTGCTGGTATTTTAATGATTTACAATTTATACTGTGGGGAATCCGGGCTTTTCGTCCGGATTCTTTTTTTTATGCAGCCATTTTGTACAGAATCAGAAACTTTAATTCTTCATACTGTCGGGAGTTAATCCCGGCGAAGTCGCTCCCGATCAGGTCCAGGAGCTTTTCTAATTTTCTTTTTTGTGCGGGCCTTTTCTATCTGGCCCAGATAGATGTTATATCTCATTTTTTTATTTCCTCCAGTCTAATAACAAGCCCTAACTCATTATTCTTGTTTGATCTTGTGATATAGAAATCAATCACCCAATCATCAAAATATTTTTTGCAGGTCTGAAGCATTTTCCCGCTCATTTCCCATTCTACAAATTCACTTTTTCTGCCTTTCTGGATTTCAAAGAAATCACAGTGCATTGTGTTGAATAAGTCTAAAAATTTAATCATGTTTTTTTCTCCGTTCTCCCGGCTTTGCGTCCGGGCTGTTGTTCTCTGTTGATGGTTATATAATACACGATAATAGACTAAAAGTAAATACACAAGATACACGAAAATAGATTATATAACACAGCTTGTTTTTGTGCAAATAGTACATAAAAATAGACATTGACTAAATACCAAAAATCTATTATCATATATCTATAAATAAGGAGGTGAAAAACAATGGCCGATTATGGAAAGAATGGATATATTGACTTTTCTAAGCTATGGAACGTATTAAAGAAGAAAGAACTTAATAAACAGTGGTTAAAGAACAATGGTTTGCATTCTAATACAGTGGCGAAGCTAACAAAGAATGAAAATGTAACTTGTGAAGTTATTTGTTCATTATGCAAATTATTGAACTGTCAACCAGCTGACATTATGGAATATAAAAGTAAATAAAATACATTATAATAGACTATTGACAAATACACGATAATAGATTATACTGTAATCATAGAAAGGAAGTGGTTACAGGAATGAAAAAACATATTATCGAGGTACCAGATGTTGAAGCGGTTGGAGTTTATGCAATTCATAACAAGAAAAATGATAAGTATTACATAGGTTCTAGTGTGAATGTTAAAACCAGATTAAAAACCCATCAGCGAAACATGGAAAAGCTGCAAGGCTCAAATTTAAAAACTGATGAAGACTTGAAAACATTTGAAGACTTGGAAAATTTCGAATTTATAGTTCTTAAAACTTTTCCAGATTTTACAATAACGGATTATGAATTGAGAAAATTCGAAAAAGAATTCGTTGAAAAATACGAAGCATACAAAGGATATAACAACGAATCACACGAACCAGTTTCCACAGGATTTTACAATAAAAATGAGTTACTGAGATGCAAGAAAGCCAGACCAAAAGCATATAAAAAATTAGATCATTCCGATATTTCGAAAATGACCGATTATGAGTTAGTAAATACTTTGATTATTGCAAGTGAAAAGCCCGAAGAGTATAGAATATTAATATCAATGCTGAAATATCAAATTCTGCTCAGAATGGACAAACAAAGAACTATTTAAAACCAATCACGCAGCCCCAGGAGGGGCGGAACGGAGGGAAAGAAATGAAATTAAACACATTGTCATATATCCTCGGAACAGAGGACACAATCGAAGCAGGAAAAGAATATTTCTTCGGCCAGCTCTGGGACGGGAACGGGGACGGCGAAGAATTATTGGAGTCCGGGGCGATTGCAGTATATCAGGACGGTGAGGAATTTATTGTTGATTTTGAGATTTTGGAATCTGCGGAGGATATTTTACAGACCCGGATTAAGGTTACCGGGATTAACTAGGAGGAGAAAAATGAAAGAATTTGAATTAAAACAGGTGGCGCGGAACAATTCCGAAAACTTCGGATGTTCCAAAGTCACAGCAGCTTGGCTGTGCGGCACAGAAGCCCAGAAAGAGAATTTTATAAGTTCTCTGGGTGAGAACTGGGTGAGAATCCCGGCGGAACTCGTTGACGAAACCGCCGAGCAGAATTTTATTTCATATGCTCGGGCATAAGGAGGAGGAAAAAAGATGCTAGAAAGAAAAATTGATCGAGCAATTGAGAAAGAAGCAATGAAAACCGGGAAGATGGGAACCGAACCGGTGACCGTAGAAATGACACTGACAAGTGGAGAAATCGAGGAGTTTAGAAACCTCGAAAAATATGACAGTAAAAATTATTTCTGGGAAGTTGAGGACAATACTCTTAGAATTTCCTACACCGAAGAAATTTAAGAAAATGGAGGAAAAGAAGATGAAGAAAACAATTGATTTATTAAACAAAGCTGTAGAAATGGGATTTGACAGAGAACAGGCACTTGCAGACATAGACGCAAGTCTTGACGCCGAACTCGAGGAAAGGCAGCCGTTGATGGAGGAAGAAATACCGGAAGACCTGTACAATGGCATCCTGTGCGGATTTGTACAAGAGAGGGAACTGGATCAGAATGATTAAAAGAATATGTTCTGTCTGCGGCAAGGAGTTTAGCGGCGGAAGTGCCGCCGCTAAGTACTGCTCGGAAGCCTGTAGAAATACGCCTGTTTTTACGGACGAATTTAACGGCGAGGTGCACGGACAATTAAAAGTTATAAACGCATATAGGAAAAATAGGCGTTTATATGTTGTGTGTCGTTGTAAATGTGGAAACACATGCACTATGCGCTATGATGCTATAACGTCCGGAAAAAATGTGTCGTGCGGATGCGTAAACAGGGAACAAAACTATTTAAAACCGGCAGATTTGGCCGGGAAAGTTAACAAATACGGATGCAAGGCAATTAAATATCTGGGAGCTGGTAAAGAGGGTTCAGATTGGTTATGCCAATGCCCTTGTGGAAAGGAATTTAAAGTTCCTGCGGGGCGTTTTTACAAGATTCAATCATGCGGATGTGCTAGACTTAGGAGCTGGGAAGAAAATATTATAAAAGCTCAAAATACAGTAAAAGAGGGGTTTGAGAAAAATACTTCGGTATTATCTATAATGCCAAGAAAAATGTTAAAAAACAATACGTCTGGGGTCAAAGGTGTTTATTGGGATAGAGCAAGAGAAAAGTGGGTTGCGCAAATAGAATTTCAAGGGAAAAATTATCGTCTCGGCAGATTTAACGACATTGAGGACGCCACGGCGGCACGCAAAGAAGCAGAGAAAGCGCTATTCGGGAATTTCCTCGACTGGTTCCGCGAAGCATACCCGGAAAGATGGAAAAAATTAAACAAGTCAAAAACAAGGAGCGAAAAATGAGATCAGTAATGATACAAGGACATATGGACGCCGCCCGGTTTTCAATGCCGGGATGGAATGGCAAGCGGGGCGAAACATACCCGCTTCCGCCTTTTTCTACAGTTGCTGGGATGGTTCATTTTCTTTGTCGGTGGGACAGTTGGCACGATATGAAGATATCCGTATCCGGCAATGGAGTCATGAACAAGCCGGAAATTTGCATGAGGTGGCGTGGCGGAGCTGTCGCAGGATCAGAGACAGAGGAGTTTAAGCAGCGTTTTCCGGTCAGGGTAAAATCCGGGGATTTTTTTGTAGGCTGGGTTAATACGCCAATTTATGAAAGCGTTGTCTCTGATCTGGACCTGAGATTGCATGTTATGCCGGAAAATCAGAAAGAAGTTGATGTGATCTGCAGAAAGATTCTGAACCCGCGGACATTTCCAAGTCTGGGACGACATGAGGACTTGATAAGAATTGACGATGTACAGATTGTTGATATTTTGCCAGCGCAGGAAACGACGCTTGATATGTGCGCTTATGCACCGGCTACGGCAGAAACGCCCGGAACAGTTTACGCAGTTCACAAAGATTATGCGATCAGCAATGGAAAGCGAAGATTTAATGATGTTCGAGTGAAATATTTAGATAGAGGAATGAAAGTAATTACAGATTGTGATAATTTAAACAATCCTTGTTTTTTCATCTGATCTATGATATTATTTATACAACAATTACTGAGGTAATTGAATGTAAATTTGAAATAGTACTGAATAAGTACAAATTTTAATAGTACCATTTTGGAAAGACGCAAAATAAGCCCCTGAGAGATAATCCCGGGGGCTTTTGTTTTCTTATTCTGGCGGCGTAATAAGTGAGGGGGAACAACCCCGCCGCCGAAGTTGTTAAAATACATTTATCATAAAACTGTCGAAGTTGTCAAGCAAAATTTTTTTATTTTGGGACTTGATTTTTAAAACCGATGTGGATAAAATAAAAATAACGACAGGCGACGGAACTCAGGAGGGGGCGACAGCCAGAGCGCGAAAAGAATATGAATTTAGCAGGCCAGATCACGCCGGACAAGGTGCCGGAAGGTCTGGCTTTTTGTGCGTTATATGCCGGAAAATGACCGTATTACAATGTGTATAAATATATAATAACTGTATTTATAATCCCCTCCAAGATTCTAAAGACCTAGAGTTTATTAAATATACATGCTATACAGTACCGTATAGATATATAGATTTAATAAGAGTAATACAACGGTAAAAATAAAATTAAATAGACTGTTGACAAGTAATATAAAAGTATGATAAAACAGAATTAACAACTGAATAAGCCGAAAGGCAATAATGATAATTAAGACTATTAGACGACTAAAAACCGTAGCAGACGGAAAGAAAAGGAACAAATAAGAGTTCTGAAAAAGTATCTGCAAACGTGTTTTTGTCGTCTTTTTTTATTTGATTTTTTGGAGGTGATACAGTGAAAAAGAGTAATACAACAGTGACAGAACAGGGAATAGAAGTATATGAGAATGATATATACAGGCTCGTGGATGAATATATAAACACTGTGTTACAAGTAACTCCAGAAGAATTTGACACACAGAAAGAATATAAAGCTGCTGTTGCTGATAGTTTTGTTGATATGATTTTTTATATCGCTGATAGAATACCTAAACCGAGTAATGATGATATAGAGTTATTAGATAATATATTTAATATATTTGTCAGGATATGCAGTAAATACAATGTGTTACCGACATTAGAAGTATTTAGCTTTTTAGTTAATATTAACCGGTCAACGTTTAGTGATTGGATGCGCGGGGACTATAGAACAAGCTCATCGCATGGCACCACGGTTAAAAAATGGTTCGATATCTGCAAGAATTGCACAGTCAATAGGTTGAACAATCAGCCCGGTACAAATGCCAATTTGATTTTTGTTGCAAAAGCAGCTTATGGAATGGCGGAGACAGCACCAGTGCAGACGTCACAGCAGGATGGCATACCACACCAGACAGCGCAGCAGATCGCGGATAAGCACAGGGCGGCGCTTGAGCTTCCAGAGATGGAAAAACCGGAACTATAACAATATGTTGTGGCCTCTGGTATTAACACACAATATATAGTAATGTTCAATGTTCTTTTAGGGTGTACCCATTTTGGACAGATGATAAAACAGAAATATTTGTGCAATATTACAACAGATTTACACCCCGAAGCGCTTCCTCGATCACTGCCGCAGGCCATTAAAGGCCAGCGTTAAGCCAGGGAAGCGGGAACCCATGGGGCGGCGGGCTTCCCTGGTAGCGTCCGGTATGGATACCGGGAGGGGGTGTACATAAGCCCCAGCACACGCCGAGTGAGTACTCCGAGTTCCCGAAAAATTAAAAAAGCCTCCTCTAACAGCAAGGCTTAAAAATTCCAAAAAAAACAAAAAAAGAGTTCACCATGGCAGGGATAGTGATTGCAACACGATAAGCCATAAGCCTTAATGGTTTCTCTGCCAGAAAACGGGCACAGCTCCTGATTTCTCCGCTGCGGAGAGTTTAAATATGAGTAGAATAAACTTTAACTGTTGCTTCAATGACGGGAACTAATTAAGGCATAAAAAAAGAGAACCATCACGGTTCCCTTTTAAGATCATCAGTGTTGAATTGAATGACAACATCCGGGATTGCTTCAACAACAATCCGGCAACCGAGAAATTCTAAAATAGAAATCATCTCGTCGGCAGATAATGTTTCTCTTGAAAATTTATTTGCCAGTGCTTGCGGAGAAGTGCCAAGATATTCAGCCACCTGAACATTTGTAACTTTTTTCATCTTCATTATTTGTTTGATTTTTTGAGATATCAAAATACCACCTCCTAATTACATAATAAACGCATACGTTGAAAAAATCAATTAAAATTCACAAAAACGTGTATAAATTGCTTGATATTACACACAATACAGTGTATAATTGACTTATAACGAAACGGAGGCGTGTATATATGAAAATAGGTTATGTAAGAGTATCAACAGTAGATCAGAACGAAGCAAGACAGATTGAAGCTATGAAAACGGATGGAGTTGAAAAGATTTATATGGACAAGAAATCCGGAAAAGATTTTGACCGTCCCGAATACCAGAAGATGATTTCAGAACTGCATAAAGGAGATGTGCTGGTAGTTCATTCGATTGACCGTTTGGGAAGGAATTATGAAGAAATTATCGACGAATGGAGAAAAATCACTAAAGAAATCGGCGCAGACATCATTGTGCAGGATATGCCACTACTTAATACTTGCCAAAACAGAGACTTAACAGGCACATTAATTTCAGATATCGTGCTTCAGCTTCTTTCTTATGTGGCTCAAAGAGAACGTGAAAACATTCGACAACGCCAGAGAGAGGGCATAGAAATTGCAAAAGCTCAGGGTAAGTACAAGGGACGTGCAAAAAAAGAAATTGATAAGGAACTTTTTGAAAACACTAAGACCAGATGGCAGAGCGGAGAGATCACGAAAGTCCAATTTGCAGAAATTATGGGAATTTCAAGAGGCACCTTATATAAATTACTGGAGGACAATGCGAATGATTGATTTTACGAACAAATCTGTTGTTACAGAAAGCGATATCGAATCCGAACACTTATTAAAGAAAGCGGTCGCACAAGGTTTTTCTTTACCAAAAGGTGAAAAAGCAATGGAACCATGCAGATTTTTCCGTTTTGTCGGAAGCCCATACAAGCAGGTTATATCTCCTGATAAGATAAGACCGAGTGAGTTTGAACAAGCAGTTCGGTATTCTGAATTATTTGGAGATGAAAGGGAAGACTTGAGGAAAATTGCCGACTTAGCTGCAAGATGGTGTAGAACATATGGATATGAACATTTAAGTGTCTACGCAAATGAAGAAACCGAAAACTACACTGGAAAAGGAATTGCAAAAACCGAAAATGGCACAGTACAGCGTGTTGATATTGAAATAAAGAAACCGCGTAAGATAACAATAGCTGAATTAGAGAAACATTTCGGATATCCTATTGAAATTGTAAGCTGAGGACACTGCCTATGAAAAAGAATAACCCTCAAGGCGAATCAATCAGAATCCGTCTCACATATCAGCTAGAACGAAAACTTATAGCCGAAAAGAACCGAACCGGCAAAAGCGTATCGCAGATCACCAGAGAAGCGTTGGAACAATATTTCCGAAGGAGATAGGAAAAACGCCGACTCAATTTTTCTCAAAAAAATAAAAAAGAGGTTTTTATATGTCAGAAGAATACAGTGAACGCTTTGATGAACTTCGTAAGAATCGAGTCGAGGTAAGCTATCATAAATACGGTCCTGCCAGGAAGAATTTCAAAACCGGGAACGTGCAGGCACTTCCGTCCATGGAACGGTGTATTGAGAAATATAATTCCACCGGAAACACAGAATATCTCGTGGATGCAGCAAATTACCTCATGTTCGAGTTTATGTACCCGCAGCATCCTAAAGCACACTTCAAAGCTACAGACAGCAAAGATAGCGCCGGGATAGTCGGAATCAGCGTAAAGGAAATGGAGGACTTGAAGAATGAACAATACTAACTCTGTAACTGTTACGTACGCAATAGCCGTTTTGAGAAATGAACTTCTTGCACATGGAGAAGTTTACAATGGTTTCAAAGCAAGCCTTAAAACAGCGATTGAGAAGTACTGTACATGCGGCCTGCCATTCGAGCCAGAAGACGAGACCGCCGGTAAGATTCTTGATTTTATGATCGGAGAGGAACAGAAAGAATGATTCTTGCAAAATTCGTAGCAGCCATGTTGGATATTGCATTTTTTACATTGGTTTTAGCATTTCTTATATCGCAGGATGAAGACGAAAAGAAAGGCAATCCAATAGCGACGGCAGTATTTATATTGATGGAAATATGTTTTGCAGTTAATGCAGTTGTGATTTTTAGATTATAAGGAGAACCCAATGTGGTTAGCATTCACAATACAAATTCCCCTGTTCACCATACTGATTGAACGGGTGAAAATACAAGAAAAGCAGAAGCCTGTCGTTCTCAGGTTCGGGAAAGCCTTTGAATCTGACAGGTCGAGGCATCCAGAGTAGCTTAGGTCTGCGTTGATGAAACCCAATGGAGAATAACTTTTCCCGCCCATTGCAAAGTAACTGGCGCGGACTTAACGGTACAAATATAGACATGATGCTTTCTAAAATTTTATAAAATATATCACTCTATCACGAGTCCGGGTAAAATCCCGGACAAATAATGGGCTATCGCCAAGTGGTAAGGCACAGCACTTTGACTGCTGTATTCGCGGGTTCGAATCCCGCTAGCCTAGTCGGACTATATTGTTTAGCCATGATATAGTTCCCCTCCGAATTGGTTCCATCTATCCCAACGGGGATGATTAAAGGGGCTTCAAATGCCCCGGATGGACTCTGCTTATGCAGAACAGCATTTAGACCCTTTGTTGCGACTGCGAGGGCAAGAATCGCAACAGCAGAGGAAGTTACTCTTGAACTGCAATAACCCTCTGCTTAGGAAACTTAGTTCAGTTGGCAGAACGGTCGGCTCATAACCGACAAGTCACATGTTCGAGTCCTGTAGTTTCCATTTCTTCCATATGCTGTCTATCCGTTTTATGGACAGAAAAAACTGCTGAATGAGTGTATGTGGATTATTTTTATGAAAGGTGTGTAACGGCACAGCCTGTTCAATGAAGATAATTCCCCGTTCGGCACAGTCTCTGAGTTAAATTGTCGTCAATAGGTGCACGTTGAGGACAGGAAGTTTTCAAGAGGCGTATAAAAGGTTTCGTCATTAGCCGAAAAGACATTAATATCCAAATCCGAAACAACTCCGTGGGGCCGGCACGGTAGAAAACAGCCTAGTGGAAAGCATAACACGATAAACATATTGCTAACCCGGAAACCCCGGGTTATGTGGAATGTACGCTAGTGGAAAACTGACAGAGTCGCGCTCTGGTCTCCGGTTCGATTCCGGGCGTTCCGCTTTAATCCGCTTAGAGTTAAGCTGTTTGTATACAGGCGGTCTATGTCTCAGGTGGATTTACGCATGAGCGTAAACGTACAACTCACTAGGCGTTTGCGTAAAAAACTTTTTAGAGAGATGAGACCACGGGCCGTGAGAAGTGATAGTCGGCAATTCTAAAAGAACCATCTAGTTCATGCGTTTTACGATGGAAAGGTTAATGCTTATCTGGATATTTTCATCTGGTCCGAAAGCATGTGATGTGGAAATCAACCCAGTCCCTTTTCGGAGAACTGGCCGTTACAGGCGGTACGGAATGTAGCTCAGTGGTAGAGCAATGGCATTGTAAGCTATGTGCCGCAGGTTCGATTCCTGCCTTTCCGATTCCAATGAACTGCAATCATTGGAATCTTTTTCTCTTACTTCGTTCGGTTCCAGTGTTTCTCGTTGGGAGATTTATGCCGTTCAAGTCGGCACACTGGACTTTTTTAATTAAGGAGATGGTGTTTATGGACACAAAAGGATGTAAATGTTGTTGCACGTGTAAATGATACACAGTATGCGAAGGCGCCTGCTGTAATGGCGACAGTGAACATTGTGCAGACTTTAGAATCTTTAATGATGGCTGCGAAGCTGGGAGAACCTAGACTATGAATCAATTAACAAAATAATGTCTGATTTGAAATTTTATAAAAACGCTTACAAACAATTAAGAACACGCTGTATCGAAACAGCAACAGATTATTTTGATCGTGGACAATATTATGGATTAATTATCCGCCCAACAAGGGAGAAGAAATGCAAATAGCAGGAAAAGAAATTAAAGACGAGTGTTCCAGATGTGGAAACATCCTCGAATGTAAGTTGTTCCGTCAGGGACATGGAATAAAACAGGAACGTGAGAACATAGCAAAGATGATCGAGTGCCAGATGAAGCACAGGGAGGAAAGAGAAAAATGAACGAACTGAAAGTATTGGACTCCGGAAAAGTGATCTACCATAGACGGATTGTACAGATGGGACGGGAGTTTATTCTTGATCTATTTGAAAAGACAGTGTAATTGAAAGGGGAAAATCTAATGTTCAAAAAGATATTCAATCTATATATAAGATACAAGACTAAAAATCTCAAAGCAATTCCGCTGTTCGTAATGACATTTGACTGGAAGAAATTTCAGAAAGACGGTAAAAAAGATAGTTGCACACTATATTCAATACATCCAGACATTGCAAACGACCCGTTCTTAAAAGAAAAGTTGTCTGAATGCGTGGATTATATTCGAAATAACTATGACATGGAAATATTTACTAAGCTTTAAGGGAGGATGCCATGAGAATTGAAGATTTGAAGAGTTGGACAGTAGATCAGTTGAAAGAAGAACTTGTTCGGTTAGCCAATGAGAGAGAAGCGAAGCAACATGAGATTTTAGACAAGGATAATAAAATCAACGAGCTTCAGGCTGAACTGGATAAAATGTGCGCTTATAACAATGAGTTAAAAAGACCGGTGGACGAAAAGGCAGATACACCATTTTATGATGAATCTGTAGAAATCGCAAAATATCACAGACAACATCAGGACGATTGCATTACGATTAATCAGTTGCATACAACACTTGACGTTCTGATTGACCGATATGCGAATCTGAGAAAGATTCATGGACTGAGCTGATGAGAATTATTTATTCAGGCTCGGACATTGATTTTCTTGACACCACATACAATATCGAGGGAGAATGCCATCGAATGAACATCCCGACTAGGTTCTATCCAGACAGGCGCTTGCTTCTGGCAGGGAATACGACCGTAATATACAACCAAACGGGAAATCTTTCTAAAACATGGAAAGCAGATTACATCGGGGACAATTATTTGACGATTTTGACATTGATCAGAAAGGACAACGGTAAATGAGTATTAAAACAGCACTTGAATCAGAAGGAGTAGACTTCTCTGAATATATGAATATACCCGAACCATGGGACGGCTCAGCACAAATTAAAATGGAAAATGGTACAAAGTGGGTGATTTGTCCGTTTTGCGGAAAGAAAGCCTTAAAGATTTTCCCAACCACAAAGATTTATCGGATGCCGTATAAATGTAAGGGTAGCAACTGCAAGAAAGAGTTTATGGTGAATATATAAAAAGGAGAATATCAGATGATGAACATCAAATTAATAGACAGAGATACGGATATTTCAAGACTAAAAATACGCCAAATGGGTTGGGACACTGTAATTAATGGAAAACCGTATTTTGTTGTACAAATAGCAGGATATGTACATACAATTGGCGGCAAATACAGCAATAATGATTTATGGGCTTATCCTAGGGACGAAAAACCAAATTGCAAGAATTTAGTTCAATTCGAAGGAGAACCCGTATGTTGGGGAATAAATTATGCGCCTTACAATTACGCTCGATGCAGACATGGTGAATTTGAAGCAACTACGATTGGCAATGTGTTTATTACCAGAAACGGAGAAAAATTCTGCGATGTAAGAGGCGGAATTGAACGTGCAAAGTGCATGATTAATGATTTTAATGAGCATCCAATAAACTTAAATGAGATTGATTTCGATAAAAAAGTTATCGGAAGAAAAGTCTGGTGGCGTAGTGAACCAGCTGTTGTATCAAACTATATTTCAAAACAGGCGTGCGTCATATTAGAACCAGATGGAATAAAACAATTTACAACACCAGCAGAATTTGCAGATGAAGGATGCAACTATTATTGTGACGGAGATGTAAAAGCAGATATTCTTGATAAGCATATTTGGTGGTTCAGAGAATGATGGAGGATGCACAGAATGAAAAAGATAATCGTTGCAATAACAGTTTTATCACTGACGCTTGGAATGGCCGGATGCCAGTCTTCCACAAGAAATTGCGGCGGAAACACAACATTAGAGTTGGAACCAAACCAAAAGTTAGAGGAAATTACATGGAAAGATGATTCACTATGGTATCTCACACGCCCTATGACTGATGATGATATTGCCGAGACTCACACGTTCCAGGAATCTTCTAATTTCGGAGTATTCGAGGGTAGCGTAACTGTTGTTGAAACAAAAAATAAATAACCAGTCAGAGAGCCAGAAAGGAGTGCCATTATGAGTGACTTGAAGATATTTACAGAAAACATCGAACCAGAAGCATTAAATCAGATTTATACATTGATAAAACAGCCTGCATTTTCTGAATGCAAAGTACGAATCATGCCAGATGTTCACGCAGGAGCAGGATGTGTAATTGGCTTTACTGCTGATCTCGGAGATAAAGTAATTCCGAACATTGTTGGCGTGGACATTGGATGTGGAATGCTTACAACACAAATTCCTGCCGATGTGGGGACAATAGATTTAAAAAACCTTGACAAAGCAATAGGAAACAATGTTCCGGCAGGAAGAAATGTACGTGACGAAATCATAAATTTTGAAGAATTAGAAGAACTTCACTGCTTCCATCAGCTTAAAAATATCGAATGGATTCGCAGGAGCCTTGGTACACTTGGGGGCGGAAATCATTTTATTGAAGTTGACACTGATTCAAAAGGGGTAAATTATCTTGTAATTCACACTGGAAGTCGGAATCTCGGGAAACAAGTAGCTGAAATATATCAAAAAATTGCCATAGAAGACATGCAGGGTACAGACAAGCTTGAAACTGAAATACAAAAATTGGTGAAAGAATACAAGCGTTCTGGCAGACGCAAGGAAATCCAACATGGTATTGACGAATTAAAACGAAAATGGAAGCCAGACAAACTGGGTATTCCGAAAGAATTGTGTTACTTGACAGGAGAACACAGAAAACAATATCTGCATGATATGAAAATCTGTCAAGAATTTGCAAGAATAAACAGACGATGTATACAGAGCACTATATTTTACACTATGAATTGGACACTCCAAAGAAATACATGGTTTGATACAATTCATAATTATATTGACCACGATACAAACATTGTTCGCAAAGGTGCAATATCAGCTAGACATGGTGAAAAAGTTCTTATCCCAATGAATATGCGAGACGGATGCATTATCGCATTCGGGAAAGGGAACGAGGACTGGAATTGTTCAGCCCCACATGGTGCAGGACGTATTATGAGTCGGTCAAAAGCAAAAGAAAACATATCGTTAGAAGAATTTGAGAAGTCTATGAATGGGATATATACAACATCCGTTCAGAAATCTACGATTGATGAAAGCCCTATGGCTTACAAACCACCGAAAGAAATTATTGATAACATCAAAGATACCGTAGAAATAGTTGATATTATCAAACCTATATATAACTTCAAAGCAAGTGAATAACAGTCAGAGAGCCACATGAGAGCCAGACTAAATCCTAAGAAGAAAGGAGGTCTGGCTCTATTTTTATGCAAAAATTCACAGAAGGTTCGTTTGAATGGTATCGGGCGATTTTAAATCAAATTATTAATGGTGATATGACAGTCTATCAAAACCAGAAAGACTGCCTTGATCTGCTGTTAAATATGAATATTGACCTTCCTTTCAAGGATAATCCAGATGCGCAACAGATGGGAATAAAGGTAAGCCAGTATGCACACAATATCGCAGAAAGGCAAGCTGCTATTACTGGAAGTGGAGATTTTGACGATATTTACTGGAAATATTTGCTGTTGGAAGCACAGAACTATCAAGTTGACAGTGGATTGCTTTATCTTGAAAAGAACCGAATTCCAAAAGAACGATTTTATGAACCACGAAGAAATGTGTTTTTGCAGCATAACATCATAGGTTCATTGCAAGACTTGATGGATGATAAACTTGATATATTTGCGCTGAGCGTACCACCCGGTTGCGGAAAATCTACTCTTGAAGATTTCTTTCTGTCTCTGGTAGGCGGGTGGTTTCCGAATGATTTCAACCTGTCATCAGCGCACAGTAGTATTCTGACACGTTCACTTTATGATGGAGTTCTGGAAATCATCAATGATCCGGTTGAGTACACATGGCATGAGATTTTTCCGAATGTAGAAATACAGGGAACAAATGCAAAGGAAACTACGGTCAATCTCGAAAGAAACGGACGATTTAAGACTTGGACGTTCAGATCCATTGATGGTTCATTGACAGGAGCTACCCGTTGTAACAGATTTCTTACCGCCGATGACCTTGTGTCTGGTATTGAAGAAGCACTGAACAAGAATCGACTGGACACCTTATGGACAAAAGTAGTAAATGACTTGCGCTCTCGTAGGCTAGAGGGTTGCAAAGAGTTTTATATAGCTACAAGATGGTCAGTTCATGACCCTATTGGAAAGTTACAGCAGTTATACGCCGGGAACCCTAGAGCGAGGTTCATAGCAGTACCGGCACTTGATGAAAACGGAAAGAGCAATTTTTTATTCACAGTAAATGGGTTCTCTGAGAAATATTTCAACGATGCTAAAGAGTCCATGGACGAAATCTCTTATAACTGTCTTTATCAGCAACAACCGGTAGAACGTGAAGGATTGCTGCTTCCGCCAGATAAGCTAAAAAGATTTTTCTTCGACAGAGAAGACGTGCCCGATGGATGCACGGACGAATACACAATTATACCAGACAGAGAAGCAGATGCGATATGGGCAGTATGTGATACAAAAGATAAAGGAACGGACTTCGAGTCTTTACCCATTGCATATCAATATGGGGATAAATTTTTTGTCCCGGACGTTGTTTTCGATGATACCACAGATTACGACATCCTGGACAGAAAGACTGCTGATATCTTGATAAAACACAATCCGCATAAAATCAGATTCGAGTCAAATAACGTAGGAAATCGTGTTGCACACAACATTCAAAAGATAATCTCAGGGAAATGCCGAGCGGATATCGAAACAAGACCTACGCAAGCAAATAAAGAAACAAAAATTCTTGTGAATTCTGATTACATATCAAAACATTTTTATTTTTTACATCCGAGCCAGTATAAACCAAAATCCGACTATGGATTATTTATGGCGAATGTAACCACATATACCACAAGGGCAAAAGTAGCTCATGATGACGGCCCGGACAGCTTGGCAATGATGGCAGAGTACGTGCAGAATCCATTAGGCGGGAAAGCAACTGCGATGCACAATCCACTTTGGGGAAGGAGATACGCATGAACACGAGAGAATATTTGAACCAGATTCAACGTTATGATAGAGTAATTCACAATAAATACATAGAAATTGAACAACTAAAAGCACATGCAACTGGATTAAGTTCTTTCTCATACGGCGAGCGTGTGCAAACGTCCGGAAACAAAGACAAGACAGGAGATTTAGTTGCAGAGATTGTTGATTTGCAAAAAGAAATTCGAAATATCACAGATGAATATTTAAAGAAAAGAACGGAAGTTATTAGAACAATTGATTCCGTTGAAAATCCGGTTTTGTATGATATTTTATTCAAAAAATATGTCGAAGGGAAAACGCTTTATGCAATTTCTGATGAATTGGGTTATGCCTATCAGTGGGTAAGACAGCTTCATATAGACGCAATTTCAGTAATTCGCCAATTAAAAAAATTTGAATCTTAAAAATCCCATACAAAAACATACACTAAAGTAGTGTATAATATAAAATGTAAAATTAAGCACTGGATTTTATTCCGGTGCTTTTTTCATGCAGAAAAATAGGAGGACAGGCAGTGGGGAGAAACAAAATAAACTTTGTTGACCTATGCCAAGGCGAGTTTGGCAGAAAAACTGCCTATACTGGCGTAGACCAGATTACTCCCCAGAACGTGGCACAGGTCCTTTCTGATACAATCGGAATCCATAACAGGAATAGAACCCTGATGGATTATCTTTACAGATATTACAAAGGCGATCAGCCAATTTTATATCGTGAAAAACTTGTTCGCCCAGAGGTTAATAATAAAGTTGTTGAGAATCATGCCCTTGAAACAGTCAAATTCAAGGCAGGGCAGATATATGGAGAACCTATTCAATATGTCTGTAAAAAGAAAAAAGCGAGTGAAGAAACAAACGAACAAGTTGATAGGCTCAATGATTATCTGGACGAAGCCAATGCAGACGCCAGAAATATTCAACTTGGGATATACCAGAGTGCAGTAGGAACTGCATATAAAGCAATCCTGAGAGAGGATGAATGGACAAAGGATGGAGACTTACCGCCTTTCAGAATATTTATCCCATCACCGCATGACGTATATATTGTTTATTCAAGCGCTACTGGCAAACCAGTGCTTTCCGTTCAAATTTTAAAAGACGAGGACAATCAGCAGTATTACCAGTGTTATTCTTCCAGACAGTATTTCAAAATTCAAAATGGATCGGTAACAGAATCTGGAATCAATGGTTTTGGCGGTATTCCTATCATTGAATATCCAAACAATCACGACAGACTTTCTGACATTGAAATTGCGATTACAATGTACGACGCAATCAACAAATATCAGTCTGATAGACTGAATGGGGTTGAACAGTTCGTACAAGCTCTGATGAAATTCAAAAACTGTGAGATTGACGAAGCAGAATTTGTAAAAATGATAAAACTCGGTGCTGTATCTGTAAAAGACGTCGGGAACGGAACACAATCAGATGTTGATTTAATGACTGCTGAACTAAATCAGTCAGAGAGTCAGGTTGCTAAAGATGATATTTACAACAATATGCTGATTGTAGAAGCAATGCCGAATCGACAGAGCAATACGGGCGGAGACACAGGAAATGCAGTGTATCTTAGGAATGGTTGGGATTTTGCAGAGCGAGACGCAAAATTGGTAGAAGCATTTACGAAAGAAGCTGAAAAAGCATCTGCCAGAATCATTTTGAATATCATCCGAAAAACTTCAATGGATGTAAATATTTCGACCAGAGATTTTGATGTAAAAATCACCAGAAACCCAACGGATAACATGCTTGTCAAAGCACAGGCACTTGACTATCTGTTCAAAAATAAAATTCATCCGCTTATTGCGCTGATTACTTGCGGATTATTTAGCGATCCGCAAAAAGTATATGAAATGAGTTTGCCTTACCTCGGAACCATTTACCCAGAATTAGCAGACCCAGATTCAGAACTGCAAAAAGCACAAGATTTGCTGAATGGCTTCAATAAGGATGTGATTTCAGAATGAGTATTTCATCATACGATGAATTGAATATCAGACCAAACAATCGCAGAAGCGAACCGTATAAAGAGTATTTCGGCAAAATGTCAATATCAGACAAAGAAAAACAAGAAAGGATAGCTTTTTCCGAACAAATGGAAGAAGTTATCCTTTATATTTTAGCACTGATAGAAACAACCATAGAAAGTGGAGAATCAAACCGAGAATATATCCAGACTCAATTTTATGACAAATATTTGGATGTAATTGCTTCGTATATGCTTATAGACACATATATCAAGCAATATGCTCTTGGCGTTACAAAACAAATTATTGATGCAACATTTGAAAGATTTTCTGCCGAAGACAAAAGCATTACTGATGATTATTACCTGTCAAATGACCGGGCAATGTTTATTTCAGAATGCGAAGCTAATTCGATACTGAATTACAGACAGTATTCAAAAGCTGTGAAAGCAGGAAAGACAAAGAAGAAATGGATTGACGTAGGAGACAAAAGGGAACGAAAGACACACCTCGAAGTCGGAGAAACCATACTCCCGATTGATGAGCCGTTCTCGGTTGGAGATAGCTTGCTACAATTTCCAAAAGACACCTCGCTAGGAGCTTCGGCAGACGAGATTGTGAACTGCCGGTGTTCAATTCAATACAGTTAATTTAGAGACGAGTAAAATCGTCTCTTTTTTATTAAAAAAATATGCACCCCGATAGCGTAATCATGGGAGACACCTTGAGCTGAGCGAACAGCGTAAAAAAGCGTATTGGTGACAGGAGATTTCAATGACAAGAGAAGATGTAAAGAAGATCTTTCCAGATGCAACCGATGAGCAGATTACCTCTTTCCTGAATCAGTCAAATTCTGATGTAGCTAAGGAAAAAGCAAAAGCCCAGAAAGTAAAAGAACAAGCTGAAAAAGCAGATGCACTGGAAAAAGAACTGGAAGAACTCAAACAGCAGAACATGACAGATGCTGAGAAAGCAGAACTGGAACGTCAGAAAGAAAAAGCCGCAAACGAGAAAAGAATTTCTGACCTTGAATCTGCACTTGCGACTTCCCAGAGAGAAGCTCTGACAGGCAAAATCACTTCTATTTTTGCAAGTGCAGGAATGAAAGGAGATGCCTATGCAGGAGCAATCAAAGCATTCTCAAATATGGATGCCGAAGATGCACTCAAAGAAGCCCAGAATTTTGTTGATGAAATTTCCGAAATAAATAAATCAACGCTTGATACCGCAAAAGCCGCATGGGAAAAAGAAGCCCTTGAAAACACACCTAATCCGGGTGGCGGTAAATCTGGTGGAGAACCAGAAAAGAAAAGCGAAGCATCTGAATATGCAAAAGCGTACTCAGCAAAAATGTGTCCAGAAAATAAACCGGCAGATGATAATGCCCCAGTAAATATTTAAGAAAAGGAGATTTAGATTATGGCTTTTATGAAAACAGAGCAGTACGAATCCACACCTAATATCCTCGAATCCGAGGTAGGACTGGTACTTAAAACCTATACAGCAGAACAGACAAATGCTGAAACCGTTGGAACTAAGAAGATTATCAAGGCAGGTTCCGTATATCCGACAAACGCAACTGGTGCTAAAGGCATTGTATTTGAAGACGTCGATATGACAGACGATACAAAACGACCGATTTCCGTAATTGTTGCAGGCCGCGTTCTTGAAAAAAGGCTTCCGGTAACAGTAGAAACCACTGCAAAAACAGAGCTTGAAAAAGCAGGTATCGTTTTTGTAACCACTACAGACCCAGAATTTTAAGGAGGTAAGCAGATGCCATTTAATATTTTAGAATCAATCACACAGGAAGAAAGACTTAACTTTTCTCAGGATTTCAGCGTAAAAAGACCTGGCATTCTTGACACCATCTTCCCGGATGTCAAAACCCAGTTCCTGAAAGCTGAATACTACAGACTTATGGCTGGACAGAGACTTCCAGAGGTAGCATTTGTTCATGCACTTGATACTGAAGCAGAAATCGGAACAAGACCGGGCTTCGAAAAAGTTCTGACTGAAAAGCTCTTTATTAAGAGAAAAATCAATCAGTCTGAGAGATTACAGCAGGCAATTGAAAACGGTGTGCCGGATGACGAGAACTTAAAGAGATTTGTATTTGATGATGCAGCTAACCTGTTTGAAGGCGTTGTTGCCAGAGCAAATGTCATGAAAGGACAGTTCCTTTCTACTGGTGCAGTAAAAGTCAAAGAGAACAACGTTGATATGAGCATTGATTACGGCGTTCCGTCCAGCGCAAAGGTAGAAATGACAGACTGGTCTAAGCCAGATGCAGATATTATGGGCGATATCCAGAAGATGGTTGCTATCGCAGATGATAATGGTTTTGTGGTAAATAAAGCCCTTACATCTCTCAAAATGATTAACTATATGAGAAACAACACTGCAATGCAGACAGCGGTCTTAGGAGCAGCAAACAAACGTCTTCTGACAAAACAGGAGCTTACTAATCTGCTTATGCAGGAATACGGAATCACAATTGATCGTTGTGACGAGAAATTCAGATTCAGAAAAGCAGATGGCTCACTCAAAACAGGAAGATACTTCAAAGAGGATGTATTCACTCTGTATGAAGCAGAACCGAACGGTTCATTTGGTACTGGACTCTGGGGCGTAACACCTGAGGAACTTGAATACAGACAGTTTATTCAGGAAGAAAACCGTTCTTTCGTAACACTGTCCATGTGGGCTACACAAGACCCGGTTGCAGTTTGGACTAAAGCATCAGGTATGTTTGTTCCAGTAGCAGCAAAAGCTAATGGCGGTATCGTAATCGGTACCAAAGCGGGGGAATAAATGGGCATAGTCTCGACGAGAACAGCCATTCACCATCTGTAGCAAGTGTTAATGATGCTTCAAAACACAAGTATACAGAAAGCGAGCTGTCAAGCATGACAGTAGTTCAACTGAAGCAGCTCGCAAGTGACAATGGCTATGCCCTGACATCGACAAATAAGGCTGGTATTATCTCAGAAATTTTATCTCAGCAAGGGTAGGTGATCTTGAATGAACGAAGAGCTTGTGAATGATCTGAAAGAGTATCTATCCGATGATGCGGAAACTGACGGTATGATTTCTTTGTCTGTGAAGCGTGCAATTCGTTCGTTCAAAAAGAAACGCAACTATCCGTCTGGATATACAGATGAAAAAATCAAAGCCGATATGGAAGATTGCTACGATTGCATATTTGATCTGGCTCTTTATTTCCTTGTGAAGCAGGGAGCCGAGTTCCAAGAATCGCACTCTGAAAATTCAGTAAGTCGAAACTGGGAATCCGAAACAGAAATATATATCAATCATGGTGTTTTTCCATTTGCAGGAAGTTTAATTTAATAAGATGGTTGGGTCACGTGGCACAGTATTTTTGTCCTCCCGGAGTGCCGCTGGGTTGCTTATATTCAGTAGGGAAAAGCAAATGTTAAGGGAGTGAAGAAAGGAACTGGCGATGGGATGTGAACATGAATGCTTTAATGAACACCGCATAGAAGAACTGGAAAAGAATTTTCAGCTGATGCAAGAGAAGCACTCTGATCGTAGTAAAGAGTTTTATGAGCGTATCGGGGAACTGGAAAGAAAGACAGCATTAAGTGATAATGACTTGAACCATATCAAGTCAACTGTGGATGAGATGAATAACAATATAAAGACTCTCATGGCAGTCCCGGGAAAGCGTTACGATATAATCATTGTATGTGTTATTACATCGATTGTCAGCGCAGTTATCGGTTTTATGTTAAGCGGTATTCTTCCAGTTTGATTCCACTTGTAAGGGAGGACGGTGGAAATATGAATTATACAGACTTTTCAGAAGATGAAAGAAAATTTTATTTAAAAGAAGCAGGCTTTGATTCCAGAGAAGAAAAACTGTTTCGATTACGGGCTTATGGCGAAAAGACACTATGGGAAGCATCTGAACTTATGGGGTATAGTCCGAGAACCATAGACCGAATTAACAAAAGAATAAAGAAGAAAATTTCCAAAGTTGCCCCGATGTATTGTCGGGGCTTTTCTTTGTATTATGGCGAAAACGTGGCGAAATAGTGACGTTCAAAAACAGAGTTCCTTCCTATATAATATAATCATAGGAGAAAACACAATGATTATGTTAAGGAACCCTTACGAGGGTATATGGGAAAAGCATCGTTCCATAGATGATATGGACATGATTCTTGAATCCCGGACAGGAGGAACAGATTATGGCAGGTTATCCGTATTATCCGCAACAGCCAATAATAAACAATCCATACGGACAGATACAGCCGTATCAGGACAGGCTGGCACAATTGCAGAATAATTACCAACAGGCAATGCCTTATGGTCAAATGCAGATGCAACAGTTACAGTCAATTCCACAATCCCATATGCTTCAAGGACAAATGGTGGATGGGATTGATACTGTAAAGGCTAAAGATGTGGATATGTCCGGCAATCCTGTTTACTATCCAAAAACAGACGGAACTGAAATTTACAGAAAACAGCTTCAATCCGATGGAAGGAGCAGGATTTTTGTTTACCGACTCGTAAATCCAGACGAACAGCAATCTAAGCAAGATGAAAAGCAGATTGACATTGAAGCAATGTTTAATCAGCTTCGGAATGATGTTTGTTCTGAAATTTCTGAAATAAAGAGTATGTTCCCGACGCAAATGTCGGGAACACCAGAACCTAAGCAGAATGGAGGTAGGCAGAGATGACATTCAATCCAAACGCCATGATGAAAAAGCAACTTGAAAGAATAGTTTCTCAGAGGTTCGGAAGTGTTGACAACATGATGAACGATATGAGCAAATTTGCAGGTAATAATCCAACATTGAAAAATGCGTTGGATTTATACAAAAAAGGTGATACAGACCAGTTACATCAAATACAGCAAAATGTATTCAATGAAAAACATTTATCTCCAGATGGAATTATGCAAAAATTCCTTGGATTATAACACTTCCCCACAATTGGGTGATTAAAAATCGCTACAATTCGGGACGACAGCCGCGGATGTCTCCTATTGTAAATAAAATTTAAGGAGACTAAAAACATGATGAATGGTTCAAATTACAGTCTTAGTGACATTGCTGCCGCTACAGGCTCTAATAATCGCGCCAATGATATGTGGGGCGGTGATGGCTTTTCACTTATCTGGCTCGTCTTGATCTTTGCCATCTTTGGATGGGGAGGTTTTGGCGGCTGGGGCGGCGGCTTCGGCGGTAATGGTGGAAACGGAGCTAATGGTGCCGGATTCCAAGGATGGGCGACCCGTTCAGATATTAATGAGGAATTTGCTCTTAATGATATCCAGAACGGTATCAGAGGTATTCAGCAGGGTATCTGCGACAGCTCTTATGCTCTTAACAATACCATGCAGAGCGGCTTCAACAGCATGAATGTTGGAATGCTTCAGGGTTTTAACGGCGTTCAGCAAGCGATTAACGCTGACACTGTTGCAGGTATGCAGAATACCAATGCATTGCAGTCTCAGTTAGCAAACTGTTGCTGTGAAACAAGAGAGGCTATCCAGGGTGTCAACTACAACATGGCTACCAACACTTGTGCTCTCCAGAACACAATGAACAACAATACCAGAGACCTTCTGGAAAACCAGAACAGTAATACAAGAGCAATCCTTGATTTCCTGACTCAGGATAAGATTGCAACATTACAGGCAGAAAATACTGATCTGAAACGTGCTGCATCTCAGGATCGCCAGTCTGCACTGCTTACAACTGCTATGGCTTCACAGACTCAGCAGTTAATCAATGCAATTAATCCAGCAGCCATCCCGGCATATGTCGTTCCGAATCCGAATACCTATTATGGTGGATGTGGATGTAACAGCGGATGCTGCTAAGTAACTCGCCCTTAGAGGTTGACCAATTCTAAGAGGTGGGTTATGGCTCACCTCTTATTTTGGACTTCTTTTCTCTCGATGTATTCATTGATTGCATTGTTTACGATTTTGCTGATTGGAATTTCTGTTTTTTGAGAAAAATCTTTAAGTTTTTTGTTTGTGCATAGTTCAAGAGTAGTTGAAAATCGAACTCTATTTTTTAGTTCATTTTTTGACATGTTACACATCCTTTCTGGAATATAGTTTATGAAGATATTAACCAAGGGTGGGCTTCACAACAAGCTTGTATATCAGGAAGTAATGCAGGAGAATTAAGAGTTTATCTTCCTGCCGGTAATCATAATGTAAAAATTATTTATGAACTTGAAACTCCCGAAGAAATCGACCTCACCACAGAAGAAATCAAAGCATTCGAACTCCTACAAACCTATTATCCAACCACAAACATATCTATCAATTCAGAGCAACTTGACGGATATACAGTATTCAACTATCCAATAAGCATGGCAAATGGGTGGAATTATGTCAAAAAGCAGTTAAATGACAGCCGAGATTATATCTATGATATGGACATACAGAGCGCAGAAGCCTATGTCAACAGCGAATACGCGGTAGCACTTACAGAATTGGAGGTATGATTATGTTATATAGAACATTATTAAAACTTAAAGAGAGAAACGGACTTACAGATGATTTGAAAAATAAGATTGATGTGTTTTTTGCAGTTGGGAGAATCACAGAGGAACAGTATAATGAGTTGATGGATGTTAATAAGGAAGAAGAAACGAAAGTGGAAACTAATTAACTAAAGAGGACTTTTCAGTATTACTAATATATACTAATACCTACTAAAACATGCCAAAAAGAAGAGAGGAATTAAATCTCCTCTCCTCTGTCACGCAGCCATTCACGCAGAGCCTTGTCAATTACCCATGACATACTTCTTTCTTCGACCTGGCAGTAATGAATCAGGTGCGGAAGAAGATCGGGCTTGATTGATATGGACTGTTTGATGGCTTTGTCAGATGGATCTTTCTTTGGTCTTGCCATAATAACACCTCCTGATAGGATTATAACTCATATGGTGTGTTTTGGCACGTAATATTTAGTTAACTACTGTACAAAAACGTTGAAAAATCAACAATTTTGGGTTCGTGCTTTAGTTAATTATTGACTATTGGACACCAATGATATATAATGAGTATAAATTCATTATATGGAGGTGAGTTCGATAAAAGTAGAAAGAAATATCATGATTAACAAAGCTGGTGGAAACGCAGGAAAAGAATCTGTCAACTATAAAATATCACTTCCATCAGAAGCAGTTCGGATGATAGGTGTTACCAAAGAAGACAGAAAAGTAATTCTCGAATATGATGAAGAGAAAATAACAATCAAAAAAGCATAACAAAAAGGAGTTAGGCTCCCGACTACCAATCAAAAAACCTAACTCCAACACCACAAAGGGTACAGTATTATTATAACATAGTACTCTCCCTTTGTGAACCCAAAAGGAGGGTATTTTTTATGAGAGATAAATTCGTGAATGGGTTCATGACCAAGTTGTATGAAGAAATTCCAGAAGAATATCTTGAAACAGTCAGAAACAAACTGGCGTTGTATGTAAATGATTTTGATATCAGTCAAAGAGAAACAGCAGTTGTAAAGTATACTGGATATTTGCCGGATTTCTACAAAACTTACATTGTAAGTAGAAAAATCGAGGGTTTGAGTAAAAAGACGCTCGAACTCTACAATCTTTATCTGGATGATTTCTTTTTTACAGTCAATAAAAACGCTGAGGACATTACTGCGAATGATATTCGTGTATATCTGTATAACGCTCAGGAGAGCAGAGGATTGAGCAATCGAACACTTGATAGTAGAAGAACTGCCATACACGCTTTCTTCGAGTGGGCTGCAAACGAAGGATATATAGGCAAGAACCCGTGCAGAGTTATTAAAAATATCAAATATGAGCGTATCGAAAAGCAACCTCTGACAGATATGGAGTTGGAAAGAATCAGGCAAGCGTGCGAAACCGTACGTGAAAAAGCACTGGTTGAATTTCTGTATAGTACCGGAGCCAGGGTTACAGAAGTATGTGGTGTAAAGAAAACAGATATAGACTTTTACAAAGGTGAAGTAGTTGTTTTAGGGAAAGGTAATAAGCATAGAACAACGTACCTAAACGCTCGTTGTAAATTGCTTTTAAAACAATACTTCGCAATTAGAGATGATGAGTCGGAATATCTTTTTGTAAGTGAAAGAAAGCCACATAAAGTACTCAAGAAAGAAGCAATTGAAAGAATTGTACGAATAATCGGTGAGCGGTCAGAACTGGACAGGCCTCTGACACCGCATCTATTTAGACATACTCTTGCGACTCTTATGCTTCAAAGAGGTACGCCGATTACTGAGGTGCAGAAGATTCTTGGACATGTCAACATTAACACGACAATGATCTATGCAAAGGTATCTGATGAAGATGTAAAAGTGTCTCATATGAAATATGCAATATAAATAAAAAGACTCTTTTTGAATGGAGAAAACGCTATGAGAGGATTAAAACGCCAAAAACAGACAGTGTATTGGTCAAGGGTAACTGAAGACCTTGACGGGATAGACACAATCAAAACGTACCAAAAGCCAGAATTACATCACCTCTCCGTATCTGCGACTGCCGGAACGCCAGAGGAATTATCCGCCGGTTATATCCCGGATTATGACAGGTATATCACAAACTTCGACCGCAACTTCAAGCCACAGACTGCCGATGTATTCTGGATTGACCACAAACCAGAACTGACCGACGCAGGCGAACTTGTTTTAAGTGAAGACGGAGAGCCTACAGTACCGCCAGATTACCGTCTGAAAAAGATTCTCGATACCCAGAAAGGCAATGTGGCACGATACGGTATTAAGTACACAGGGGATGGCTCAGATGGCGAATAAGAGCATTAAAATGGAATTGTCGCATAAATCTATACAAGACACAATAAAGCAGCTCAGAGCGTATCAGAAGTCGCTTGTAAGCAAGAATGAAGAGTTTGTTCGTAGACTGGCAGAACTTGGAATCCCGGTCATAGATGAAAACATAGCATTGGCACAAGGCGATTCTGACAAAAATCATAATACCTATATCAGAATCAATAACTTTGGCGGCTATTCTCAGGCGACGCTTGTGTGTGAAGGCTCTGACCTTCTATTCATTGAGTTCGGGTCGGGCATTCACTACAACACTCCGGCGGGAACCAGCCCACATCCAAAAGGACAGGAATTTGGATATACAATCGGTTCATACGGGCAAGGGAACGGAAAGAATGAATCGTGGGTTTATTATTCCGATTCTGGCGAATGGGTACGCTCTTATGGCACTGAAGCCACCATGCCGGTATATAAAGCAAGTGTAAAAATCATGCAGAGTATTAGGAAAATTGCAAAAGAAGTATTTTCTTCATAAAAATTCCATACAAAAACATACATCGAAAAATGATATACTGTAACATATAAAAGCATCTACCTGAGCGGTGGGTGCTTTTTCTTATAACGAGGTGATTCTATGCCAGACACGATTAACAACCCAGTATCAGAAGTATTTTCTAGGTGGAGTAAAGATATTCAACCAATAGTCGGCAAAGGCAATTTTTCCATGGAAAAAAGCCAGACAATAGCATCTGGTAAAACGAAATACGCCAGATTGTTCATGATGGGTAATCCCACACAGTCAACAAGTCTTGAAGGTCACGAATGCGCAACAGTTCTTTCGTTCCAAACAGAAAGCTACGCATCTGGGACAAAGGCTTTATCGACTGCATACGAAATCGACAGCAAAAGTCATCAGGCTATGGTTTCGATGGGCTTTCGCCGGACATACGGACCGGAAGAAGTTGCAAACTCTGAAAAGAGTTTCAAACGAATCATAAGCCGGTACAGCAGAATTTACACCGGGCAATTATTGGAAGCGTAACAGCTTCTATTTTTTATACCAAAAAGAAAGGAGAGTGTTCTATGAGTAAAGATAAATTACAATGGCTGAAAGCTGCGGGAATCAGAGCTGTTAAGACAATTGCTCAGACAGCAGTTGCGACAATCGGAACCGCAACAGTCCTTGGAAGCGTTGACTGGAAGATGGTCGTATCCGCGTCCGTTCTTTCCGGCGTTTTATCCTTGCTTACATCTGTAGCAGGGCTTCCAGAACTGAAAACAGGCACAGATGAATAGAAAGGACGGTGATCCTTTTATCTCCCGGGCACAGGGTTACGTGTCAGAGCCGACAAGGCTCTTTTTTAATGTGATTTTATAGCTGAAAAAGCAGAAAGGAGCCGAATATGGCAGCAACACCAGCGATTGACCTCAGTACCATTGGCATGAAGGTCGCGATTGCATTCGAAACTATAGCGGGCACACGCCCAACAGAAAAATATTACAATTTACAGAAACCAAAATCCATTCCGGATATGAACCCGGAACCTGATACTATCGACACCACATCTCTGAACGCAACAAAATACAAAACATCCGTTCCGGGACTTCTCGATTTATCGGGAGCTATGGGATTTACATTTGGTATGTCTCAGGTGTTCATTGATACTTGGGAAAACATCTGTGGAACATGGGACAAGAACAAAGCAGAAGGCAAAAGACCTTGGCTGGAAATTTATCATCCAGACCTTACAAAGGCTTGGTTTATTCCGATTGTACCGTCAAGACTTGGCGTTCCATCTGCCGAAGTAAATGCAGCATGGGAAGTTACTGCAAACGTAACAATTTCAGATGAAATCAAGATTGAAGACAAAATTGAGCCATCTGATGAAGATTTTCCATCTCCACTCGGGGGCTGATAAACATCCCGCCATTGAGTCAAACCTATGGCGGGAATTTCTATTTTAATTTGGGAGGACATATAATATGACAAAATTAACAATTAATGGAACTGATTATATTATCAAATTTGGTTACAATGCGTTCTGCGATACAGATCTTATGGAAAGAGTTCAGGACTTGGCAAAGCTTTTTAAATCAGCAGAAATCGAAACAGATGGAGACGTTTCCGGAATTGGAAGAACTAAAGACTTATTCTGCGTAATCAGGGAGCTTCTTTTTGTTGGATTTAAAAAATACAATCCGGCAGAATCATTGCAGGAAATTGGAAATTTACTGGATGATTACAAAGATGAAGAAACCGATGAACCAAGAGGACTCTTACAGTTGTTCGGCATTCTTGCCGATGAGCTTATGAACGCGGGTTTTTTAAACGATATTCTTCAGAATCCGAATCCGGAAATGGAGAATGGAGTGAAAGCACCACAGGATCACAAGAATCCAGCCAAAAAGTAAAAAAAATTCAGAAACCATTTAGCCGATATGTTATGGAAGATTTACTTCCGTTCTATATTTATAACGGAGTTTCAAAAGCAGAGTTTATGGACTCTGAACCCAGAGAGCTGGAATGCTACGATTTAGCATATAAGTTTTCTGAGGACAGAAAGAATTTCCACGAACATATGCAGGGCGTGTACACTGTAGAAGCTCTCAAAGCTACCGTGTGCAATATGTTCAGAAAAAATGGTCAAGCACCATATGAGTATCCGGCAAAGCCGTTCCGAATCTTCCCGCTCACCGCAGAGGAAGAAGAAGAGAAAAAAGAAAAGGAATTGCAAAAAGCAATTAATTATTTTGATGCGCTTGCTGCAGATTCTAAGAAATATAAGAAAAAATAAAAAAACGGGACAATTATGTTTTCCGATTTAAAATCGGGAAACTCAAACTGTAGAAAACTAGAGGGAGGGGACATTTTTGTCCCCTCTTTTTTACTATAAATATTTTTTGAGAAGGGAGTGAGAATATGGCGGACAATACGATTGATACCTTGGCGATACAAGTCAGCAGTGACGTTTCCAGTGCGTCAAGATCAATCAATGATTTGTGCAATAAATTCGACCGATTAGACAGCTTAATGTCCAAAAGCGTAGGCTTGATGAGGAATTTTTCTAAATCTATCGGTACTCTCAGTTATGCTGTGCAATCTATCAAAAGTATTGATACAAGTAAGTTGAATAGCATGGCCGCACAGCTCGAACGTCTCAGTAAAGTGAATTTGAGTAATCTTGAAAACAAGAATCTCAAAGTAAATGTAGAGATTAATTCAGCGGATATGTCCGAAAAATTGAAATATTCTGTTGAGAAATCTTTAGAGACTACCAGAATAGACGCATCTGCATTGTCCAAACAGCTTGCAAGTGCATTTGAATTAAAAGGCGGTGCCGCTTCCAAACTTCAAAGACAGATAGATTTGTTGGCACAACAGCTTACAAATTCATTTGACGGACAAAACTTCACAGCCGGTGACTGGGGAAAGACTCTGGATGATATTGCAAAAAGCATTGAGCAGAGCGGGAAAGTCGTAAAATCCAATCTCGGAAGTTATCTGGATGGTGCAGAACAAGAGTGGCAGGACTTTTACAATTATTTCAAGGGCAAAAAAATCTACGTTTCCGATATGCTCAAAGTAGACATCGGAAAAGGCGAGTTCAGGGAATTATTGCAGAAATACCTTGGAAATATCACAGTTGATGCGACAAAAGGAATTAACCTTAACTCAGCATGGGGAGAACTATCAGAAAAGTTCCCTACATTGATTCCAAAGAATACCATCAACGACGCAGATCAGTTGATAACCGTTCTGGAAAACCTTAAAAAAGTCAGGGATTCCATCAAACCAATATCAATTCAGGCTTTGTCTGGTTCAGATGCGGCAATGGCATCGGACAGGGTGTACAGCTCGGTAAATGAGTTAGGCACGCAACTCGGTGCGTCAATCCAGAGGAACATTGCGTCTGCCATGGAGTCTGCAAACGGTCAGATTCCAATTGACGTAAAGATTAATGAAGAAAAGATTGCCAGAGATATTAGAAATGCCATCAACAAGGCATCCACGCTTACCTATGACCCGGTAAAAGTAAATCTTTCAATTAATACGGATGAGCTCAAGAACAATATAGAAGCAAAATTGAACGGTCTGGATTTATCGACAGTAAACAGCCAGTTACAGCAGTTCACTCAGTCCATGAGCACGCTTGGAAGTCTTAATCTGAAAGATAGTGGATTAAATTCGTTTGTAAATTCTATCCGTAGATTGAACGAAACATTAAACTCCACAGGTGATGTGTCTGGAAAGATTCAGAACATGATTTCCGAATTATCTGGTCTTAGCAGTATTCCGGACGTATCAAACAATGTGAACCGGTTTGTTTCTTCACTGGCAAGATTGGCAAATGCCGGTGGTTCTATTGATGCAGTTACATCAAAACTCCCGAAACTTGGTGAAGAACTTGAAAAAATCGTAGGCTCATTCTCTGAAATAGGCAATATTTCTCAGCCAATTAATACATTTGTTCAGTCAATATCTCAGTTGGCAAATGCAGGGGATAAAACTGGAAAGACAGCAACTCAGCTTAATGATCTGGCAAATAGCTTAAAATCATTCTTCCAGACGATGAGTACCGCTCCTAGAATCAGTAGCAGTACAATTCAAATGACTCAGGCTATTGCTCAGTTGGCAAATTCTGGGGCGAATGCCGGTAGAGCAGCAAGGTCTACTGCAAGTGCATTTTCAGGATTGGGGCAGGGTGCGGCTGCTTCTACAGGAAAGGTCAGAAAACTTGGCAATGCAGTCGGAAACGTAGGAAGCAAGGCAAGAAAAAGTTTGCCTAGCATCATGTCTCTGGCGGCAAAATTCTGGACGTTGAAATTTGTTGTTGGAAAATTTGGAAGTGCAATTGAAAGTTCCATGAATTTTCTCGAAGATTACAACTACTTTCAAGCAGCGTTTCGTCAGGTAGCAGATAAAGCAGGAGAAACTTGGTCAGAGGCAGGCTATGATTCTGCGGAAGCTTATGCAAATTCATTTAGTAATAGAGCTAGAGAACTCACATCCAAAATGTCTGGGTTCGATGTTTCCGATAATGCAATTCTGACCGCAAATAAATCAGGTAAATCACTCGGTATGGACCCGTCCATGCTCTTGAATTATCAAGGCCAGTTTGCACAGTTGTCGTCCTCCATGGGAACAACTTCTGAACAGGCATTAAAACTGTCGAATGCATTAACCATGATCGGTGCTGACCTTGCATCTGTTAAGAATCTTGATTTTAGCACAGTTTACGAGAACTTGTCCTCTGGATTAGCAGGTATGAGCCGTGCTGTAGACAAATATGGCGCCAACATTCGTGTGGCAAACTTACAGCAATATGCGGCAAATCTTGGCATACAAACGTCTGTTTCTAATATGGACCAGGCAAGTAAGGCAATGCTGAGAACGATAGTAATACTGGATTCCACCCGGTACGCATGGGCGGATATGGCAAATACGATCAATATGCCAGCCAACCAGTTACGTATACTTCGCGCAAACTTAGTATCTTGTGCCAGAGCATTAGGGAACATCTTTATGCCTGTAGTTGCGGCAGTGCTTCCATACATCAATGGTCTTGTGATCGCATTCCAGAGACTTTTGACATACATTGGTTCGCTTCTTGGAGTTGATACCAAAATCGGAAAAATGTTCGGTTCTATCGGTGGTGGAAGTGAAAATCTCTCGAATGCACTTGATTCCATAGACGATTCTGGAATTTCGGACGTAGATGATGCTACAAAAGATACAGACAATAATCTAAAAAATGCAACCAAGAGCGCAAAAAAATTAAAACAGTTCCTCGCATCCTATGATGAACTTGAAATTATGAGCAAAGACGATAGTTCCCTGTCAGACCTTGCAAATTCTAAAATTAAAACGCCAAAAATTGACACATCTGCAATTGACGCAGGAATCCTCAACGATGCACTGGATAAACTTTTGAACGAATACCAGAAGAAATGGGATGCCGCCTACAATTCCATGGAAAATAAGGCTATGGCATTCGCAAATAAGGTTACAGACGCATTTAAGAAACTTGCAAAATCCGCAGAACCTACCACAAAAGCACTGAAAAATCTCTGGGACAATGGATTGAAACAACTCAGAGATTTCACATGGACAGCATTAAAAGATTTCTGGAAACACTTTTTAGTTCCACTTGGAAAGTGGACGTTAGGAGAAAAGGGATTACCGCGATTAATTAATGCTTTCAATGATTTTCTTGTAAAGATCAATTGGGACAAAATCAATGCTTCTCTTGTGCAGTTGTGGGATGTATTAGAGCCATTTGCTGAGAATGTCGGAACAGGATTACTTGATTTCTTCGATGATTTTTTTGACAAGGCGGCAGATGGAGTTAATAAACTTCCTGATCTGATTAACAGGTTCAAAGAGTTTATCGCAACATTTTCACCAGAACAGGCACAGTCTATTGGCTATTTCCTCGGACAACTCCTGACAGCTTTTGCAGCATTTAAAGGACTTACATGGTTCGGTGGCATTTTCGGCAAAGAAGGAGTGATAGGCAAAGGAATCACCATGTTAGCAGCGCATCCATATGCTTCGATAGCGGCAGGACTAGGTCTTACTGTTGCCGCACTTGATAAATTCGGAGTGATTGATGTTGATTGGGACGGGTTATGGACAAGAATCGGGAATCTTGAAGACGTAATTGTGAATTTCATCAAAAATATTAATTGGGATTCGTTAATAAAAACAATCGGCGATGTATGGGATGTATTCCAGCCATTTGCTGAGGGATTCGCAGATGGATTTATCAGCTTTTTCGATATAATGCTGAACGATATCGGCGCCCCCCTGATTAACGCATTAGTAAGCGCCTTAGATGCTTTCGCAAAAGCCTTAGGAAAGCTTGACGATAAACAGATAGAAGCTCTTGGAGAAGCTCTGGCACGGTTTTTTATTATAAAGGGAAGCATTAAGTTTGCCCGAAATATATACAATGTAGTCAGTTCTATCAGCGCACTCAGAACAATCTTCGGTGGGTTAGGAACGGTTCTTTCCACAGCCAGTGGTGCATTGCAGACATTCTTTGGCTCTGGACTAGGTTCTACACTTGTAGCGGGATTCGCAGACAGCATGGTTGTCTTAGGAACCGCAATAGCAGGATTCAATCTCGGAAAATGGATAAGTGTTAATCTATTCGGTGGTGAAGATAAAACTTTTGGAGAGTTTTTGGAAGATAACGTATTTGGATATCAAAAAGGAGATTTTACCGGTGCTATCAACGAATGGATGAAAGATATATTCGGAGTCGGTAATAAACTTACAGAGGATGATTTAAAGGTATTTCAGGAGTATGAAGATGCTATTCTAGGTTTGGTTCACGCAAGCCAGATTTCAGGCGAACAAGCATATCCTTTATTAACATTCCTTTCCGAATTGAAAGATAACGGATATAGCACAGAACAGGCGTTATTTGAACTCGAACTTAAACTTAATAATCTTGGAGTTTCATCAGAAGATTTTGAGAACGCAATATCAGGAGTAAATAAACCGGTCAAAGACCTTGGAGATACGGCAGAAACATCATCTAATCAGTTTTCAAATATGGCTGATCGGATTAATAATGTTTCATTTGAGGACATTTCAGAACAACTCACAGGATTCCAGACGCTTATCCAGACCGTTGACTTTGCAACTCTGGTAACAGATACGGCAAATGCAATTGATGAAATGGGTGGCATCTGGGAAAATGGAAAACAGATTCTCGGTGAAAAAGCATTACAGATTTATCAGGAAATTGCAAAGGGATTAGAACCGGATGATAACGGCTACTATACTTTAGCAAACGGACAGATGGTGCAGTTCGGAAAAGGTATTTCTGACTATGAAAGTACTCTGCAAAGTACAATGGATTCAACTCTGCAGGGGGCAATCAACGGCGTTCTGGATAACAATTCTGGTTTTGAATTAGTTACAGAACTCGGAAAGAATCAGATTCTTGCCGTAGGTAGTGGGATTGAGCAGAACGGCAGCAAAGTCACTGAAAAGCTTAACTCAACAATTCAATCATCTGCAAAAGACGCAGAAGAAACTGCGAAATCAAGCGGCAAAACCCTTGGAAGCAACATTGCAGAGGGATTACAGTCTGGAATTAACGGGAAGAAAGAATCCACAAAGACTTCGATTCTTGACCTAATGAATAACAGCGTAAAAGCCCCTGCGCAGGAAGCAGTAGACTCCCATTCTCCGTCCAGATGGTTCAAACAGCTTGCAGAATACTGCGGTCAAGGATTCCGAAACGGATTAGAGCCGGGCTTTTCTGCGTCGTTCACATGGTTCGGAAGAATCCGAAGCAGAATCAGCAATTCCATTGGAAACCTGTATAATATCGGCTGGAACTCTATTATTGGCTTAAACAATGGAATTGTAGGCGCGGCGCAACAGCTTTATGCAAATGTGCAAAAGATCGCACAAAATATATCAAATACGTTCCGCAAAGTTCTCAAAATTCACAGCCCATCTCAGGTATTTGAAGAACTTGGTAGCTACACCATGCAGGGCTTTCAGATAGGTATGCAGAACATGATTCCGGCATTACAGTCTACAATCGGAAATATAAGCGCATCTATACAGGGTATTCAGCTCCCACAAATGGAAGCAAATATAAAGGCTGTTCCGACTGCCAAAATGTATCAGAAGCCGGTATCTGCGAATGGTACTTTTGGTGACGATATTCGCCGTGAAGTAATTGCAATCAGTAACAACACATTCGACAACAATCAGAATATCGCACAGGTTATCCGGGAAGCTGTCAAAGGCATGGCAATTTATGCAGATGGTCACTTAGTCGGATATTTGCAAGAGGAAAACGAACAGTTCAGAAACCGCAATGGATTCGGATTATTTGAAAGGTAGGTGAGGTAAATGAGTGATTTTATTGCAGGAAGCAGTTTTGATGGATGGCTCTTGAAGTTTGGAAGCAAAGTTGTTCCAAATAAGTACCTCGCCTACGATGATTACACCGCGACTCCGAACCAGAGAACAGAAGTAGAAGCATACAGGGACTTGAATAATCTCTTGCACAGGGACACAAGCCCGAATTTTAAGACAAAGATTGATTTTAATACCAGACCGCTTTATTTGGCAGAGAAGATTGATTTGCAGTCTACATTTGCTTCTGGCTTGGTCAACAGAGCACAGCGGAAGTACAATGTCACATATTGGGATGATGAGCAGAACACCTACAGAACGGGGGTTTTTTATATGCCCGATGTGGATTACAAAATTATCAATGTGGACGAAGAGACAAAGAACATTCTTTATAATAAGATGCGGTTCGCACTGATCGAATACTAACAACCAGAGTGCATGGGTGTCACAGCTCATGTGCTCTTTTATTTTATAGACGGGAGGATGATTATGGCAAATACAGTATCTTTTGATAGTTTATTGAATACGACGGCCGGGATGACTGCCATTGTCAACAATGTGAAACACGATGATGATGTAGTCAGTGTCACAGGCGTTGATTGGTTTACCTATGCGGGCAAGACCGCCAGTACCATATATGTTTCAGGAAACAATTTCATCGGTTTCGGGCAGAATGCTGAACAACTCAAAATCTGGTACAGGAATGGCGCGATTTATTATGTTTACCGCCAAGAAGGGACACTTGCATCAGGAAAAAGATTCCTCAAAATCAGAGTTGAAGGATATGTGTATTATTCGTTGACGTATTCAACATATGCGCTGAAATATGAAGTATTCTTGATAGAAGGACAGACATTATTTATCAATGTTACTCAAATACCTACGAGCAGTTATTATAAAGGCATATCGTCAATCACTGACGGAAAGGCCACAACAGACTTGACTATTTCCGCAACTTCTACAGTGCCAATTTCGATTCTAGTAAAAAACGCAGGTGTGTCGCAGATAGTTAGCTATGAGAAATTTGTTGAAGACAAATACGTCACTGGAATTACTGTGTCAAAAATGCCAGATAAGACTACATACTATCAGGGTGAAATATTTGACAGTACGGGACTTGAAATATCAAAAACATACAGCGATGGAGCATTGGAAACTATCACTGATTATGAATTATCGGGATTTGACAGCAGTTCCGCAGGCGCAAAGACCATAATCGTTACTGCATCCGGCAAAACCACAACGTTTGAGATTACCGTCTCAGAAGCCGCTATTACCGCAATATCCGTTACTACAATGCCAACCAAGGTAAATTACCACATTGGAAAAGAATTTGATCCTACGGGCATTGTGGTTACTGCAACGGCAAGTGATGGAAACACCATAGATGTTACAAAAGATTGCACGTATTCTGGATTTGACAGCAGTTCTCCAAAAACAAATACGATAACGGTAACCTATGGAATATTAACAACTACGTTCGATGTTACAATTATGCAACCATTGAGTATAACTGGCGGAAACTATTCATCAGACACATACTTTGTTGGAGAAACTACAGATATATCCGTATATAGCATAACTGTTTCATATTCGGACGGCTTCGAGTATGTAACAAGTGGATATACAGTTAATAATGTAGTGGTCACAGAACCGGGCTCGTTACTGATAACGGTCGAGTATTTCGGAGTGTCAACGACCGTTTCAACAAAAGTTTTAGATTCCTTTTCGGTGAAAATCGGAACGCCTACTAAAGATGATGTAACTGCAATATTCGATCTCGAAACAAATATATTGAGTATTTCGGGAACCGGCGAATTTAATAATAACTTATCTGACAATGCAGAAGGTATAGCCTGCCCAAATTCATTATACACAAGATGTAAGCAGATTGTATTTAGCGACGGTATTACTAAGATTCCGAGTAATTTCGGTAGTAAATTTTCAAGCTTAGAAAATCTTGTATTTGGAAATGATATATCTGAAATTGGTGTCGGTAACTTCAATAAATATCTAGGGACATCTTTATCTTTTTCAGAATCTTTTGTAAAAATTTCAAGTGGTTGCTTTAACGACTGTCCGAATCTGTCAGAATTGACATTTCACGAAGGACTCGAAGAAATTGGGGGAAGTACATTCTGTGGTTGTTCTTCGTTGAAAAATTTGATTCTTCCATCGACACTCAAGAGTATGCCATATTGTTTCCAAGGGGGCACTCTTGAAAACTTGGAAATAGGAGGCAACGATGCAATATTTGCATCGTCTGGCGAAGGGGGCACTATATATAATATTTCTGCAAAAAATCTAGTTATTCGCGGAGGTACTATTTATAGTAATGTTTTTAACAGGAAGAATATCGAAACGTTGACTTTAAACGGGACTGTAAAATGGAATGGCACTGGTCAATTTGCTACATGTTCAGAATTGATGTCTATATCAATAGGGAAAGGCATTTCAAGCATTCCTGCTTCTTGCTTTGCCAGTTGCGGTCTTCTGAACAATGTTGTTATTCCAGATAGTGTTACGGAAATCGGCACAAATGCTTTTAATGGGTGCGCTTCGCTAAATTCGATAAAATTATCTAATAATATTAAAAAAATTCCGAATTACTGTTTTGGCGGATGTGGCTTTGAAACGTTTACGATTTCAGATGACTTGTCAATAGAAGAACTTGGAAACGCACTATTCCAAGCTTGCCCCAAATTAAAAACAGTATATATTGGAAAAAATGTAAAAACTATTGCTAGTGGTGCTTTCGATGGTAGTTCTGGTATAACGATTAAAATTAATCAAACAAAAGATTCCATACCTGGCTCTCCTTGGTCGGCTTCAAATGCAACAGTTGAATGGGTGGAAGTTCAACTTGTCAAAATTGAGATTAGTTCATTGCCACATAAGTTAAAATACAAGAAGGGGGAAGAATTTGACAGCTCTGGATTGATTGTAAACGCAACTTATGACGATGGAAGAGTAGAAGAAACAACAAGCTATACATTATCAAATCCAGATATGTCAACCGCTGGAGTTAAGACCGTTAATGTAGCTTACGAAGCACAATCCACTACCTTTGATATTGTAGTCATAGAAATCACTAAAATAGAAATCACGGCTTTACCAACTAAGGTAGAATACTCCAAAGGAGATACACTAGACACTTCTGGAATGCTTGTTTCGGCAGTCTGGACAGATGGCTCAAAAGAAGTTTTAACAGACGGATATACTGTGTCTGATTTAGATAGTAGTGAAGCAGGAGAAAAGACTATTACGGTTACATATCAGTCGTTTACTGCAACGTTTACCGTTGAAGTAGTTCCTGATACTGTTGGAATCCGTATTTCTCATTACCCAAATAAGATTTATTATAGAATCGGGGAATCGTTCGACCCAACCGGGTTAACTGTAGCGGCAGTAAGGCAGGACGGAACCGAGAAAGAAATTACAGATTATGGCATATCTGGATTTGATAGTTCCACCGCAGGTTCCAAGACTATCACGGTTTCTTATAATACAACAACCAACGGCGTTTCCAAATTTATCGGCTCTGATAGCTTTCAAATTAAAGTCACAAACGACGGAAATAATCCGTTTGACGGTAGTTCAAGTGGCGGTTCTGGCGGTGGCTCTGGTGGCGGTTCTGGTGAAATTGAAGAAGAAAAAACCGATCCAATAAATGTAACAGTACACTGGATCAACGGCGAATTTGCTGACCTCACAAATGAAAATATCGACCAGAATACGCTTACTTTGCAGGAGTCTATTTGTTCTGAAAGCTATTTCATTTTTGGCGGTTGTGTCTGCAACCAGATAACATTTCAGGCTCACCACGATCAGTTTAATGGAACTTCGGAAGAATTTTACCCGTCTGGAAAAATCGAAGTCTACATTGAGCGAAAAAAAACAAAAATCAAAATTTTCACAGGTGAAATCGACAGTGCAGAGCGAAAAGCAAACTCCCTGACACGTAATTTTATTGCATACGATTATCTGTATAAATTACGAAATACTGACATTGCACGATGGTATAAAAACCAGACGACTGATAAGAAGAAAAAGCTGACTCAAAAGCAATTTAGGGATAAATTATTTGAGTTTTTAGGGCTTGAACAGGTCAGTACAAAGTTACATTGGGACGACACCTATGTGCCTGATACGAATAACTCAAACGAGATGAACGTAGTGAATGTTTTGAAAGATTTATGCTTGCAGAATGACCGTTTTGGTTGGATGAACAGGGATGGCAAGTTTGAGTATCTGAAGCTTCGCCAGAACAGTTACAGATACGGTCAAACTACCGATAATCAGAATATTTATAAGTACTATAACAACGAGGAAATCCATCTCGATACATTCAAAAGTTTTACCGCAAAAGAGGGCAGAATCTGGTTCCCAAATGTTATATTTTGTGATCCTGACCCGAATAGAGCCTTTGGCTTTACACAAGGCGACTATACAGCGCAAGAAGCGTATGACAACAACGTTTATTACAACAGAAATAGCTTCTTTGTAGGAAACGAAGACTGGCTAAATTACGTTTGGGATGCAGATGAATATGGCGGTATTTCAAGGGCTGAACCAATTATGAAGATTTGCTATGGTGTATTCGTAAATCAAGATTTGCGGAAATATTATCGTGCGCAGGGATATACCGCCGAGGTTCAGGGAAACCCACTGAACATGGTTGGACAGGCAGTCGAACTCTACTATAAAAAGCAGATTCAGCACGACGATCAGGAGCCTACAGAACTGCAATGGTACGTTCATTCATACATCATGAGCAGGACACTCAAAATCGGCGCTACAGACATGATTGACACTTATTCTGCCAACAATGCACCGTTTAATAGTAACAGCCAGCAGTTAGGAAAATATACTCCCGAAATATCTGGAACAGTCAACCTTACACGATCTGAAATGCCGACAATCAGTTACGCGGAATTTACGGACGGTTCGGATTCTGAATTTTCGCCGGCAACGATTGATGATTTTACAGACGGTTCTGGTGGTTCTGGCAGCACTTCCGAGCAATTAAAAAAGGCACAATTAAGGTGTGTAAAGCGAATAAAAAAAGCTGATTATGATGCTCTTGTAGCCGCAGGAATCGACCGAACGGATACACTGTATTTCACATTCGAGGAGGAGTAATAGATGATATATAAGGCGTTTTTGAACAGACAGGAAATCACTGGGTTTCCTGTCAAAGGTAAAGAAACAAGTGAGATATGGGGTGGAGATACATTGCTGTGGAAAAAATCTGGTGGCATTAGAAAGAATATAGTTGATTATGCCGCAATCGACAAATGCACAACAACCACAGGAGCTACATTAGTTAATTTAATTTATGGTTTCAAAGGAACAGGAGGCGCGATCAGTAATAAATTCGCATTTTTTGTTGGCGGAAATTCAATAGTCAAGATAATATATGATTTTAGCAACATAATGCAAAACGAAGCAGGTTTTGCGGTAGCATATAAAAACTATTTTTATATCCTTCATACAGACGGGCTTTTTGAAAATATCAAAGACTTTTATAAGTACTCTGACAAGGGAGAACTTATTTTCCATTATTCAAATTCCGATAAAGTTGAAAAAATGTTTTTTCAAGGGTTCTATGTTGGAGATGATGATACTTTTTATTGTATATTTTACAATCAATTATCATCCTCATATACGCCAAGACCAGATACAAATGTTTCTCCGACTGTGTATGAATATAAAAACGGAAAAAACATCGGAAGCAGAAAAATCGAAAAAATATCTTGCAAACCTTCGTCGACAGATTATGTTTCAAATCAATACAAAATATCCGGAAAAATATTCCTTGAATCAAACCGCTTTCTAACTCCGTATTCCGAATATCCGTTCATACAAGCTTTATTAGAAGTGAAATCAGATAAACTGATATTATTTTCCGGAAGAGATTCTGCTTCATATGTGTCTTTGGGGGGATATAAAGGCTTTGTATATATGACAGGAAAACTTGATAAAGATTATGGTGCGTATGTACACAAATATGACGGAGAAAATTACAGTCTTGTTTATTCTGCATGGCAAGACACTGATGCTTCTTTAGATTGGAGAAACTGGGGTATGCGTATACAGACTCCTTGCGCATTTTATGCAAATAATATGTACTTTATATCAAACCCTGATTCACATAATTCTAAGTATCCTTATGGTGTATACAAGCTTAATTTAACAACACGCGGAACGCCCAAACTAATATACGAAATGAGCAAAAGCGAGAAAATAACAAGAATATTTTACGGCAAAATAGAAGCTTCATACACTTTTATTGGGGCTGTTTGCCTTACAATTGTCAATAATAAACTGTATGTGCATAAGCAATTCAATGTCGATAAATACAGTTCGGATGTTTACAGCCTAGTGTATTCCATAGATGAGGTACCACTGTAAAAACGAATAAAAACCCCAAATAAGAGCGCATTTTCCTGAAAAATTCAAATAAGCCCTTATTCGCCCAAAAACCATCAAAATCTCAGTCCTGACCGTACTAAAATGTAACTATATCGAAAATAAAAAATGAATAATTTGTAAACGTAAATTTTGCTTGTTTTCAGAATAATTCAATTATCTGAGAAAATAATAAAATCCAAAAATAAATATTCTGTCAACGAGCAATTTTCGTTTACATAATATCTCAATGTAACGTTACAATAACGTTACCAGTAACGCAATGTAACGCAATAGAATAAGAATAAGAAATAGAATAAGAATATAATTAATATATATACAAGATATATATTAATCGTCGAATAAGTGCTATTCGACCCTGACATTCTCAATTCGTTTCAGCCCAAAGCGAACCATTTTTATTAACAATCTTGTATTTGGCTCATACAGTGATTTTATTTGCGATTCGATAAAATCCTCGAATGATATATAAAAATTGATTTTAGGGGCAAATGCGGAGCTTACAAGGCATATTTAACAGAAAGGAGCAACACGATATGACAAACGAACAGAAAACAGTTCTCAGGAAAATTATTTATGCAGTCGAAACCGGCGGACAGGTTTACGGACAGCAGGATTATTCGGACTTCACGGAAGCCTATGAGAATAATTCAGATGAACATGCAATCACGATTGGAGCAGGAGCGTGGTACGGAACCGAAGCCAAGGCGCTTCTGGAACGAATTTACGATGCTGACCCGGAACAGTGGGAGAAGATGGACAAGGTCAGACTTCTGGAACAAGTTCAGACTGCAAACTGGGAATGCTTTAATATTTCCAGAGTGTCACAGCTTGCCGACACCATAGTTGCCCTTATTTCGTCCGATTTGGGTATTAAATGCCAAGATAGCCTTATGGATGAACAATTAGCCACCTATGCAGAAGAAGCCCTTAAACAGGGCGTTACGGACGCTAGAGCGCAAGCTATGTGTGTGAACTTTAGACACCAAGGCGGACAGGGAGCAGTAACGAGGATTCTGGCAAAGACTCAGAAGCCATATACGCTCGATAATCTCTATGCAGCCTGCCAGACGGACACAGGGAATCAAGTCGGGGCATATGAGAGCAGGCAGAGATTTGTTTATGGCGCATTAAAGACATATTTTCCAGAAAGTGAGGAGACAGACATGAACGCAATTGATAAATTAATCCAGATCGCAAAGAATGAAACCGGATATCTTGAAAAGGCAAGTAATAGTCAGCTTGATAGTAAGACAGCAAATGCCGGAGAAAATAATTATACGAAATATTGGCGTGATATTAAGCCGGATTATCAAGGACAGCCATGGTGCGCTGCATTTGTTTCGTGGTGCATGATGAAAGCATTCGGCTTAGACACAGCGAAGAAACTTTTGAAACACTGGCCATACGTTTATTGCCCGACAATGGCGGATTTGTTTACTCTGAACGGCAATCCAAAAGTCGGAGACATTGTTATTTTCTACAGAAACGGAGAATTTACGCATACTGGAATCGTAATAAAAGTGTCAGGAGATCGGTTCTGGACAGTCGAAGGAAATACTTCTGGTGGCTCTACAATTATCGCAAATGGTGGTGGTGTATGCCAGAAAAGTTACTACAACAGCAACCTTCCCGGAACAAAATTCTGCACTCCAAATTACAGTTTAGTTAAAAATACAACGTCAGTTTCAGACTCAGATACAGTCAAAAAACAGAACACTAGAGCCTACATTGCGCAGATAAAAAAGGACACAAAATGCTATACAAAATCGAGCAAAAGCAGCCCGTCTAAACTGTTTCCAAAACTGAAAAAAGGTGCAGTTGTAGAGGTAATGAAGTACACAGAAACCGACAGTTCGGGACTCAAATGGTACTTCATCCGCATCCCTTATCCGAACGATGATGGGTTCGTTTTTGAATTTATTCCAAAAGGAACATTCACCAGAATTACAGATATTTCTAAATGACAGTTGTAATATGACTTTTATAATGCTATAATAAATGTGTTCGATATAGTAGTTCGTATTGTAAACCCTTTTATTTATTAAGTGTTGAAAATGAAAATGACCGCCAATTACTCCTTCCCGGGTTGGCGGTCATTTTTCGCTGTCAGCTTATGTATTCTTCGTACTTTTCTTTAATTTCCTTTGCTCCATTCTGTCTTATCTGGACAATGTCCCCAGAATCCATGACGAAATTATCACCTGCCGACTGAATGTGATCCATGTTCACCAGATAACTCTGATGGCAGCGCAAGAATCGCTTATCAGACAACTTTTCTTCCAGATCGTTCAGCTTGCAAGTGGTCACGAAACATCGGTTATTTGTAGCGAAAATATGGCAAACTCTTGCCTGACTCTCGACGTATTCAATTTCATCGTATTTGAGCCGGTTTATCTGTCTGCGGAATTTGAACGTCAATGTTTCGTCCCTCATCTGTGACAGAATCTCGTCAATAGCCCGGTATATTCTGCCGTATTCCTTGCCCTTGACCGCATACTGCATAGCACCGACGTCAAATGCTTCTTGTAGATGAGAATCGTCGGCTGTCCAGAATATAATCTTTCCATCATATCCAATATCCCGGAGCCGGTTCGCAATCTCCAAACCGTTCTCATTTTCCAGAATCATATCCAGTACAATTACATCGTACCATTTACCCTCTTTCACATCTTCAACAAGCGGATAACCTGCTGAATACTCGCTGATTTCATAGCGATAATCTCTTTTGCGCCGTAAGAATCCCGATACGCACTCTTTAAACAAGTCAACTTCAAGCTGGTTATCGTCACATATGGCTATTCTCATATGCGCACCCTCCTTTCGTAGTCTCAATTTGTCAAAATACGCCATGATTTTGACAGTACACACATTTTTCTTCTTGCTTGTGGTATTATTGTCCCACAAACAAAGTGTAGCACTTGAAATTGTTAGTGTAAAGCATTAAAGTTTGACATAATTCGAAAAATATGGTTTCTGTGTCCGGGAGGATGTGTGGATAGAGAGACTGCCTGCGAGAACGACAGGCAAAAAGAAAGAGGGGCGGTTGCCCCTCTTGTTTATTTCGCTAAATATAAAACTGAAACAGTATCTATTTTTACGCACATTCCATTCTCTAACGGTAGATTCCCAATTTCACTGGAATACAAAGAATTAATGCTTTCTAAGTCAGAACCAAGACTTTCTTTATATTTTTTTGAAGCGACATGGTATTCTTCTGAATGTTCGTAATCATCATTCTTATAATCATCGTAGCTGTCATATACGCTGATAATTCCTGCTCCGTCGGTTATTGAAAAGGTGTACTTTCCGGCAGGAATATCTTCGCCAATAATATAAACACCTGGATTTAGCCTGCCGGTATCATCAAGAGATTCGTTTTCCTGAGAATCAGAATTTTCACTTTCTACATCTTTTAAAACAGCTTCTTTTAATTTAGTTCCGTCTGAAAGGCGCGTAATTGACAGTGAATCATCCCAAATCGAGCAAGCCAGAGTATCATTTTTGAAATTCCAAACGTTTGTTAGAACTACTCCATCATAACCACTTTTATAGAAATCGTCAGTAACATAATCATAATCATACCAATCCTGCTGAGATGCGTCCGACAATACACCGGAAACCTTTGAAGCAAATGTGCCAACTTCATCATCTGGCACGTTCTCACTTATAACGACGCTTAGATGCAAGGATTTAGTGTTTTTGTCAATCACACATTCAGATGCTTCGACAAATCCATCTTCGCCATTGATCTTATTAAGCATTTCATTAATGTTGTCAAAGGAAGTAGCACTGGCATTGACAGGCGAAATGCATAAAAAAGCACACATCGTTATAATTCCACAAACTCTCTTTTTCATAAAACCCTCTTTTCTGCTAAAGAAATCTCATATACTGCACTGCAATAAAAACTACTTCAATGATTCCGACAATAATTCCGAACCATGAGCCAATATGCCTATATTCCTCTTTTTTTGTGCCAATATCTACTAATCCTACAATTGCTCCTGCCAGAGCCAGAGGAAACGACAGGATAATTGGCAACGGAAGAATGAATGCCACACCTGCCAGAATACAGGAGATGACACTCAGGGTTGAATCCTTTTTCTTTTCGCCCTTGCTCATACAATCCCCTCCCTTGTTAAAATTTTACAATATTATACCACCTCATGCAAATTGTGCATAGTAAAATATTAAAAAAATAGATTGTTTTTGCAGAAAAATTCCATGATTTTATACTTGCCAGAAAAACTATACAAATTCGTGCTATAATGCGTGATATATTTTTAGAAAGAGTTGGTAGTAATGGAAAAGAACAGATACAGGATAGTCGTATTCATCCTGATATTTTACGAAATATTCTGTGCGGTGCATATACCGTCGCATGATATAGCAGAACGCCACCGCAGAGATGTGCAGATCACAAAGGAAGCTACGGAACAAATTTGTTCCGCCCAGATGCAGGAGTTGAGCGAGATCAAGGAAACCTGCAATATCAGATGTTATATTCGCAAAAGCATAATTTTCTTTGCGATTGCGAAGTTTGCCTACGAAATAACAAAAGTCCATGTGTATATTTGGCAGTTGCCAAGGGGAAATATCGGTGGTATAATGATGAAAACGAACTAATGTTCGGTTCTATTTCCCACAAGCCGGGCATATACTGTAATGTAGGTGGTAGTTGTGACAGGGAGGGCTATTTATGGATTATAAAGAGAAAATAATGGCTTTATTAGAAAAGGTTAAAACAGAAGGAACATTAAAACGGGTATATAAACTGTTAGAATATTTGTATTTAAAAGAAAAGTAAAAATAAAAGCCCCTGCGTTTACAGGGGCAAATTTGTTATTCTGTTTTTAAATCATCTGGAGAAGCCGAAAAATAATATTCGAACTTAGAACTATCATATTTTGGTCCTATCATTTCATTGATTTTGTCTGCAATGGCAGTTCCCATTTCTTCTCCAAATTCCGAATCCTCTACTTTAGTTTTCTTATACTCCGTAAAGATGTTACCCCACCAATATATATTTGGCTTTTGGACTATCCCTTAAAAACGCGCCCGCATTTTTTGCATTGATATTTAGTAGAAAAGAAGCCCCTGCTAATTATCTGCACATTGGCGCTCCGACAAGTGATTGCCGGGCATTTTATTTTTCTGGTAATTTTGTCGATAGTTTTTCTTTTTCTCATTTAAGTCCTCCTTGGTGATTTTTTATATATTATAATACACAAAGGACTGATAGTATAGTTAAAACGCAAAAAAAGACTGGGATTTTTACCCCCAGTCCTTTTTTATTAGTTGCTTTCTAATTCGGTCAAAATTTCTTCAAGCTGTTTCCAATGCTCTTCACTAAGCTTTGCGAATTTAACAAGGATTTTTTTTGCAAATTCATTATCCCCGGTCATTACCGAATCTACGATAGCCTGCGCATCGCCATCGTCGTCCATAAACATGTTACCGTCGCCGCTCACAAGCCAGTCATAAGAAACCTTATAAGTAGTACAGATCAATTTTAGAAAATCGTCATCTGGAACTGTTCTTCCAAGTTCTATATTTTCAATTTTACCACGGCTTTTTAAACCGAGTTTTTTTGCAAAGTCTTCTCTTGAAAGTCCTAAGTATTTTCGCAGCTCTTTCAACCGCTCGCCCATTTACCCACCTCCTTTCTTTATTTTATGGTAACAGTATAACATTTTTAAAATACGTTGTCAACGTAAAAATATTTAAAAACACGTTGACAATGCGTTATAGATGTGATATTATACGTTCATAACGTAAGAGAGGTGGAGGTGAACAAATGTCAGAAGAAAAGAGACAGCTTATCAGAGATGTAACAACACGAATCAATAAGCTTCCGGCAGATAAGCAACACTACATTTTGGGATACATGAATGGCGTTGCTGATACTGTTGAGAGTGATACTCAGAAAGAAGAAGCAACAATTAGAGATAGTAATTAGAGAGGAGACGATATTACGGAACAGTTAATACCTATTAATTACAGTAGTGAACAACCTACTGTATCAGCCAGAGAGCTGTATGCAGGGCTTGAAATTACAGACAGATTTTCGAGATGGTTTGAAAGAATGTCTGCATATGGTTTCACTGAGGGAAGCGATTTTACAAGCGTGAAAAGTTCCACACTTGTAAATAACGGAGCAGAAAGAGAAATTTCTGATTATCAAGTTTCTATAGACATGGCAAAACAGATTTGCATGATTCAGCGGTCAGAAAAAGGCAGACAATACCGACAGTATTTCATAGACCTTGAAAAAGCATGGAACACACCAGAACAGGTTTTTGCCAGAGCGTTGAAGATGGCAGACCAGACCATTGCGAAGCTGAAAGATTCGGTCAAGTCACTGTCAACGGAAATCAGTGTCAAAAACCAGATAATCGGCGAACTGAAACCGAAAGCCGACTACTATGATGAAATCTTAAAGAATCCGGGACTTGTGACCATTACCCAGATTGCTAAGGATTATGGAATGTCTGGGAAGAAGATGAACGATATTCTGCATGACATCGGAATCCAGTACAAGCAGAGTGGACAGTGGTTACTGTACAGCAAATATCACTGTATGGGCTATACACATTCCGAGACCGTTGATATCGTGAGATCGGACGGTAGACCGGATGTGAAGATGAATACTAAGTGGTCACAGAAAGGAAGAATATTTCTTTACGACAAGCTGAAAGAGAGTGGGATTCTTCCGGTGATTGAGCAGGAGATGACAAAATGATAAAAACTGATGAACTTCGAGGAATATTTGCGAAGAATAGAAAATCTCAGACGGACGTTGCCAAAATGCTTGGAATTACGCCAAAAACATTTTATGGAAAGATGCAGAAAGGAATTTTCAACAGTAATGAGATTCAGACAATGATTGATGAATTTCATATCGAAGACCCGATTGGTGTTTTCTTTGCTAAAGCAGATTAATCAGGAGGTGAGAATGTGAAGATTGCCGACGAAACAATTATCAAGTTTAAAAACGGAGAGACGTTGCGTGCCCCGGCAGAGGTGTATGAAAAAATTAATTTCGACAAACAGTCAATTGTTGAATACGAATGGAATGAAAACGGAATTAATAATAAAATTCAGTTTTCCCTTAAGGATGTGCTCTATATTGGCAGAACAACAAAGAGCACATCAGGGGAAAAGTCTAACGATTAAAAGTAGCGTCGAGATGGAGAACAATTATTTACTTTCTCTTTATCCAGTTCATTGAGAAAGTAATATTCATCGTGGGAATCCAGAAGATCAGCAAATTCTGCACGGTATTTGAAGTATCTCTGGCAGATATGAGGGTTGTCCAGGCTTCCCGGTAATTCAGCGCATAACTTAGCAACAGCCAGATCATGAGCGATTTGTAACTTATCCATAAAAACACCTCCTTTCATAATGAGAGTATACCACACAAAAAAAATGGAGGGACATAAAAATGGTAAAAGCATTAATTCTGTCAGCTCTGATCGGCGGTATGTCACCGTACTTGCCGTTCTGGAGATTTGACAGCGTATCACAGCCGGTTGCAGTAGCAATCGCAATGTTTATCTTATCATTCGTGGTTATTTACCCGGATGAAATTAAAAGAATCGGAGGAAATTAACAGTTAAATATAAATTATAAAATCATATAAGCGTATGTTGAGTTTTACAAGATATTAGAGTGGAATATA